AGGTAGTTGGACAACGCAGCCTAACTCTCGTTACGCCGCATCTTCTTTTGCAGCCCCTTCTTCATCCCCATGTCCCCTCAGAACGGAATGTCGTCGTCGAAATCGGGAGCAGGGCGAACCGGCGGGGTATTGCCCGCATTCCAAGGTTCGCCGCGAGCGTGAGCCTTCTGCATCTGCTCCCAAGGCGAGAAGCCGCCGTTGTTCGCAAGCTGCGTGACCGAGGCGCGACCGGGCATCACTGGCTTCGCAGGCTTCGGCCCATCGAGCGTCGTTCTCTTCTCCCAAGGCTTCGGCGTTGAAGCCGCAACCGGAGCGGGGCGAGCAACCGTCGCGTTGTGCATGAGCAGTTCGGCTCGCCCCGGCATTGGCGGCGGCAGAGCAGGCTTCGACTCATCAACCTCGCCAAGCTTGCGGCCTTCGATTTGCCAGTGCTTGCCGTTGGCCTTGATCATGATCTCGGCCGTCTGGCGAAGCGCCTGCGCCTTGGCGAACACACCTTCAATCGTGAAGGGAGCGTCGTCGTCATCGACCGAATGCCTTGCCCACCACTTCTCGAACTGAAGACGCGCGTAGCCTTGGTGTTGCGGACAAATCCATTCCTTGTGAACGACGGAGCCGCACTGATACTCGACGCGAATGCTCGGCGTGCCGCCGACCTTGTCGTGGCGGTAGAACGTGCGCTTCGTCACGGGGACCCAGGTCGGAGGGTTCGACTTGCCACCGGAGATGATCGGAGCGTGATCGGCCGACTTCGTGATCTTCTTCTCGATGTCGCGCTCGAAGACGTGACCGCAGTCGGGGCACTCAGACAGGCCAGCGAAGATCAGGGAGTGGCAGTCGGGGCATTCCTTGACCGGCGCGTCACCTTCGCCCTTGCCGGGCTTCTTGACCTTTACAGCGTCAACGGGGCCATGTCGGCGAACGTTGCCCGCGAAGTCGAGCACAAGGCAATCTGACTTGCCGTTGCGGATGGACTCTTCGATATCCTTGCCCATGCAGCGCGTGCCACGACCGACCATCTGCACATAGAGGGCGGTCGAGTCGGTCGGGCGCAGCATGGCGAGCAGATCGACGCGTGGCGCGTTGAAGCCCGTGGTGAGCACGTTCGCGTTGGTCAGCGCCGTGATCTTGCCCGCCTTGAAGTCGTTAATGATCCGCTTGCGGTCGCCCTTCTCGGTCTCGCCGGTGATGCACTCGCAGCTATATCCACGGCTGCGGATTTCGTCGCGGACATGCTCGGCATGTTTGACGCCGGTGCAGAAGAACAGCCACGACCGGCGCGGCTTTTCGTTGCTGGTGGCAAAAGAGATCACTTCATCCACCGCCGCAGCGGTGATCGGATGCTGATCGATGACCTTGTCGAGAGACTTTTGCGTGAAGTCGCCACCGGACCGGCGCAGACCCTTCATATCGATCTGCGTGGCCGTCGCCTTTGAGACGAGCGGGCACAGATAGCCGAGTTCGATCAGTTCGCGGATCGAGATTTCATAAATGATATCGTCGAACAGCCGATCATCGCCTTCGGTCAGCATGCCACCGTCGAGGCGGTAGGGCGTCGCGGTGAGGCCGAGCACCAACAGCCTTGGATTGATCGCCTTCAGAGCCTTGATGAACTTGCGATACATCGTGGCTTCGTCGAACGGCACCATATGGGCCTCGTCGATGATCAGGATATCGACGTGGCCGATCTTCGCAGCGTTGCGGAACATTGACGCGATGCCGCCGAACAGCACTTGGGCGCTCGCGTCTTTGCGGCCGATGGACGCGGAGTAAATGCCGGACGGAGCCCACGGCCAGAAGCCCATGAGTTCTTCATAGTTCTGCTCGATCAGTTCCTTGACGTGCGTCGCCATAAGGATGCGCGTCGTGGACTCGATGTCGATAAATTCCTGGGTGATCGTGCCAAGCACCAGCGACTTGCCGCCGCCAGTGGGGAGCACGATCAGCGGATTGCCTTCGGGCTTATCCGACCAATAGGAGTACGGCGCGTCGCTCGCTTCGCGCTGATACTTGCGAAGTTGGTGCGCCATTAGTGAACGCGCCCCGTAACGTGAGGCTTGGCGAGGCGGATCACGGCCGACAAGGCGTCCGAATACTTCAGATAGGAGTCGCCGGGCATCGTGTCGGGCAGCACGTCGCCGGTGTGGACCGCCGGGTCATACGCCACGACTTCAGCGAGGCCGAACGTCTTCAATAGGTCCTGAAGTTGATAGATGCTCGCGCCGTCTGAACTGATCACGATGGCGAGCACTGCGATAACATCGGCAGGCACGATAACGAGCCCGGCCTGCTTGATGGTGTCGAGCACGTCCACCGCCTGAACCATCGCGGTTTCGTGTTCGTCGTGACGTTCGCTGAAGTGACCGACAAGGGTATTGAATGGCGTGTTATGCGACATGATGATCCCCAAAAAGATTGTTGGTGTTGGCTGCGGCCTTGGCCGGATAGCCGGGCATGTGAACGAGGTTCGGGACGCCGCCGGTCTTTCCGACTTCATTGCCCCACTGCCACCAGTTGTTGCGCGCATGGCGCGCGAACAGTTCTAGGTACGGCCCATCGAACAGACGCTCGATGCGCGTGTACGCTTCTGGTGGCTTCGCTGAATGCAGTGTGCGCGGTGCGAGGATGACCTTCTCGCTGTAGTCCATCTCGAAGATCAGGCGTTGCACGCCCTTCGACATGCGCTCGGGCTTCCCGCGCGTGCCGAGCAAAGCGATCTCGGGATTCGCGCGGGTCCAGTACCCAAGGCCAGTCACCGGATGGAAATGACGCGTGACCTTGACGTAGTAGAAACAGACCGTCTTGAAGGTGAAGTCCCACGACTTCAGAACCTCGAAGCCCTTGTCGAGCAAGGGATCGCAGCACCACAGCACGCACGCGCTATCATCGGCGGCGAGATCAGCAACGGGCATCGCCTTGATCTCGTCGAGCGTCATGCATTCGTAGTGCTGCTCGGGCGACCGATCCAAGCCTTCATCCGAGTATGTCTCGAAGGTCCAAGCCGGATCGGCATAGATCAGTGGAAATCTCACGACAGCATCTCCGTGAGATCGGGTTCGTGCTCGCTGTTCTGCCAAGCGGCGGCAGCGCGCGTGTGGATGTCGCGGCTTTCACGGACTGGCGCCGGTGTGTAGTGAGTCACGGTGCGGCACGGATCGCAGAACATCATGCCGGGGCGCGTGGGAGCGCCGCAGCAGAGGCCGTGCATGCCGGACTCGCCTTCGAGGAAACGGCCGCAGAGGCCGCTTCCAGAGTTCATGAAGGTGACGGCCATTAGCGCGCGATCCGCTTGTAGGCTTCGATCACGCCCATCGCCTGCATCTTCGCGTCGTCGAGCGCATCGTGAGCGACGAGGTCGAAGGTCGAGCAGAACATGCCGTAGTCGAAGCCCGTGGCGTCGAAGATCGTTCGGCAGTCACGCGGCTGACGATAGGTCCACGGCGAGTCCATGTCGTACACGTCGTAAGCGTGGTCGAGATGAGCCAGGTCAAAGCTAGGGCTGTTCGCCCAAATGCCGGACGTGATCCCGCTGCGATAGCCTTCGGCAAGGAAGTAATCGAGTTCGCTAAGTGCGACCGACAAATCCCAAGGGCAGGGCGAGCCGAAGGTGTTGGCGCGCGCCTGATCGCTCTGCTTCATCCACCACTTGACGGTGTCGATCTCCATGACGAAGCCGCGAAGATGCTGCTTTTCCAGATCGCAGACCCACTTGTTGCGGCGACCGAGCGCGCCACCAATGGGGTCAAACTCGACGACCCCGATGCTGGCGATGATCGAGCCGGGCTTCTTGCCGAGCGTTTCGATATCAATCATGTAGTCCATTAGTTCGCTCCGAGGTTTGCGTAGTATTCAGTGGCTTCGTGGAATTGTTCGGCGGTCAGTTCTTCGCAGAGCGCCCCATCGCCGCCCGCTTCGCGCGGATCGGGTTCGTCGGGAGCCGTCGTGAAGAGCGAAGAACTTTCGGGGTGGTGCCAGTAGCGAAGCGCCTTCTGCTTCGCGCCGTCGCGGTATTCGCGGCCATCGTGCAGGGTGTAGAGCACCCATTCTTCTTCATCGTTGGAGTCGATCACGTCGCCGGGAACGACTTGCGGGACGAAGAGATGCGCAGCGCAGCCTTCCTTCTGTTCGGACAGAGAGAGCGGCTTGTTCCAGCGCACGCACGACCATGCGGCTTCGCCGAAAAACTCGGGCGATGCATGCAGGCAAGTGCGGCAGCTAACGCGGGCGAACTTCTTTTCGTGGCAGATGCCGAGATGCTTGCACATATACTTGCACTTGAACGCGAGCTTGTGGTTCGGGTCCTTGTGCAGCTTCGGCATCGGCTTGTCGGACTTGATCACGCGTTCGGCGCGCTGGATCAGTCGGATAGCCTCGACGTGGTCAGTGTGGATGCGCTCACTGTAAATCTCGCCGGTGTTCTTGTTCCGGCAGATGTAAAGGCCGCGCTCGAAGCCGAAGAGATGGCAGTAGGTGTTCAACTGCACCCAATGGGCGAAGTAGCCCTTGCGGACGCCGAGCTTCTGCACTTCCTTGAAATACTTGTCGCCCATCGACTTGCACTCGACGACGTGAGTCGTGAGCGGGGCTTCGGGGATGCCCGTGACCTTGCCATCCATCTTGCCGCGAACGTGTCCGGCAATCGTGCTGGTACGGAACTGCTTGCCGCGCGAGTCGAACTCTTCGACTTCAGCGCCGATCATGCGGAGAGAATTGAGCAGGCGAGTTTCTTCGATCTCACCAGTCTCGAAAGTGATACCCTTCAGCCCGGTGATTTCTTCCGGCGGCGAGGCCCAGCGAAACTCATACCAAAGTGCGCGCTCGCACTCTTCACCGAGCAGCGAGATCGAGATGCCCATCGAGTCCCAAGCCTGACCGCGAGCCTTGGCATAGGCTTCGTAAATGGCCTGCGTGGTGAGATCGATGGAGGGGAGCGGAGCCATTAGACAAGCCTCTAGCGTTCGCGCCCAAGGGCACGTTGCGCATGCTGAAATGTGAGGGAGGGGTAGAGAGCGCCGGGACCGAAGCCCCGGCGCGTTAGTCAGAGAGTGCTATTCGCCGCCGGACGCACCGGCTGCGCCCGCACTGCCGCCGCCGGACGTACAACCAAACGCGTTCGTGCCAGTGCAAACACTGTTGACGAGCATGTAGGCCGGGGTCGGATCGACCGGGTAAACCTTGGTGGCGATCTCGTCCTTGACCTGCTTGTCCACGGCGACGGCGGCAGGAGCAGACTTCGGATCGTAGACCGTGGCAGCGTGAGCGAACGACGACATGGCGAGGACAGCGAAGAGAGTGATGCGAGCGAGGGTCTTCATGTTCATACTTTCGTTTGTGTAGTTGGTGGGTGGGAGGGGACCGGGGCCGAAGTCCCGGCCTAGTGAATGGTTAGGACTTGGGCTTCCACGGCAGGCTGGGGCGGCCACCGCCGGACGCGCCACCGCCACCGGAGGCGACGGTCTGAGTCGGCTGCGGCTTGTTGTCGTTCGAGGCCGTGGTCGGCTGCGGCTTGTTGTCGTTCGCCGGAGCAGAGTCGCCGGGGATCGGCTTGTCGTGGTTGCCCTCATGGACGAAGCGAACGAACACGTTCTGATCCTTCGTCACGCCCTTATAGGTGTTCGGCTGGATGTCCACGTCGCAGTAGAACTGATAGCCCAGGTATTGATCGGTGTCGGAGATCGTGTTCGGGTCTTGACCCTGCGCGAGCGCCAGTTCCTTCAACTGAGCCTGACCCTGCGCGCGCGTGTTCGGCTTCTCATGCGAGACGTTGATCGACGCGAAGAACCACGAACCGGCGAGATCGCCGTCCACGGCCTCGATCTTGAAGTTGAACACCTTGCCGGTGCGCTTCGAGTTGTCCTTAACTTCGCCGTCCTTCAACTGGCAAAGGTGACGGCCGCGCGGAAGCAGCGAGAAGCTACCGCCTTCCGCCTTGGACTCGTCCGCTTCGGCTACGTTGAAATCAAGTGCTGCCATTATAGGCTCCTGCTAGGTTTGCTTAGTGTAGTTGCGGGGGTGAAGTATTAAGCCGCGTCTGCGGCGGCGGGGACGGCGGGCAGGTACTTGGCGAGCGCCTTGTAACCTTCACCCTTCTTGAACATGATTTCGGGCGGCATGCTGAAGCGGTTGCCAGCGGTGAAGCCGCCCTTTTCTTCGAGGAACAGCCAGCGATTGCCGGTGCCTTCGGCGTGGCGGACATCCTTGTTGAAGCCCGCGTCCACCGCCTTGATGTTGCGCTTCTGGTTGACGAACACGATCACGTCGCTGTTCGCCTCGATGATCTCGGCGGCATCCTTTTGCAGATTGATGCGATAGCGATCATACGGACCAACGACCGGATCATCGAAGCGCGACGAGACGGTGTGTCCAAGCTGGACAATCGCCATCTGCTTGTCGCGGCGCAGCGTCGTGATGCCGTCGATGTATTCCAGCCAGATCGCAGCGGCCATCTTCGGACCCTTGCCGAAGCCGGGGTCTTCCAGCGTCTTCCAGCCGTTACGTGCGCACGCTTCGGCCGCAATGATGTTCTGCAAGCCCGTGGTCGAGTCGAAGACCGCCGTCGCGAAGTCGTGGTCATCGAGCGCGAGCACGCCGATGGTCTCGCAGAGTTCGGCCCAATTGCGGACCTCGAAGGTGTCGGCGACGACACCGGCCGGCGCGTTCTCGCCTTCGGAGGTCTGGATGACGATAGGGCGCGGAAACTCAAGCGCGAGCGAGGTCTTTCCGATCTTCGGCACGCCGTAGATGGTGAAGATCGGCTGCAAATCGGCGGCAGACTTCTTCTTAATGGACTTCAGACTGATAGCCATTTGGCTCCCCGGATTAGAGCGCGACGGAATGTCGAGCTTCAGGTTTTTGCCCACGCGACATCGTTCGCCGGGGCGGACCCGGCGGTGCTCAATGTCAAATTTTCGGAGTGGGCTTCCGTCTCCCGGCGGTAGCTACGGCGTGGTTATAAGGTCTTTCATCCGTCGCTATCGCTTGACATCCGTTGGGAACCCGGCTTTACACCGAATCACTTGAGATGTTTTGTTGATCAGGTTGAACTTTATCTAACGGATGGAGTTGGGCCTGTCAACGGATAGTGACGGATGAACGAGGGACACAACATCTCGTATCCGTCGCCTAAAGAAACCACGGCGCTGCCAACGAATTGACGAACGGTATGTGTCGGATATCAAGGAAAGACAGGGAATATGTTGAGTAGAGTAATGACGAGAGGGGCAAACTTAGTGGCTAAAAAAGTTGTCGAGGATCGGACCCGACCGCCGCATCCGAATTTGGAAATACTGAAAAGTCGTATTGAAGAGCGCCTACATTCAACGAATCAATCTCGTAACGGAGCGAGTGGCAAAGCCAAATTAGGGTTAAGCTACGTCAGCGATTTGCTCGCCGGGAAAACGAAAAACCCTTCGAGGGAGGCTATTGCAAAGCTGGCGGAAGTCTTCTCTTGCGATGCAGATTATCTTTGGGGCGAGCAGGAAACGCCGCGCTACGAGGTTCCGAATGCAAGGGAACCCAGGAAAGACCAGCTAGGCTCCGCATCTATACCCATGTACCAAATAGGGCTCACCGATCCCGATGGGTTTTTCTCGCTTAACGAGAGCCGCAAGACGACAATAACTTCAGTCTTTGCGGCTGGCCCTGAAGTCTACGCCGTGAGTGTTCCCGACGATACAATGGCTCCCCGCTACCGCTCGGGAGAAGTGGTGATCGTTAATCCATACAAGCCGGTAATGGGGGGAGGGTTCGCTATAGTACGCATGAAGGACGACCGTGTAGCGATACGCGAAGTGGTTTCTATAAACCCAGAAACAATCTCCGTTAAAAACCTTTCAAGCCAAGCTATCGTGGAACTCGCCCGTGAAACCGTCAAAACACTCCATCGGATCGTAGGAAGTTGTGAACTGACGTAAAATATATTCGACGGATAGTATCCGTCGATATCCGTTGACACAACGGATAGTACCCCCTAATGATCCGTTGCTTCGGGAGAGCAACGGATCATGCAAATCAAACTCGTTATCTTGGAATCGCCCTACGCGGGCGAGGTCAACGCCAACGTCGCCTATGCGCGCCGTTGCTTGAAAGACGCCGCCCTGCGGGGCGAAAGCGCGCAGGCGTCTCACCTTCTTCTCACTCAGGTATTGAACGATAGGGACCCGGAAGAGCGCGCCCTTGGGATCGCGCTCGGCCTCGCATGGCGTCGCGTCGCCGATTACTCGATCTTCTATACGGACAGGGGATGGTCGAGCGGCATGATCGCGGCGCTCGATAGCGCCATTGCCGAGAACCGTCCGTTCCGCCTGCGCGCACTCGACGGCCCCGTGAAGTTGCCGAACCCTGCGTCGCTTCCGGCCATCGTCTATGAGGCCATCGAGCGCGCCGAGTCGTTTTCATGAAGCGCGACAACCTCAACGATGTCCGCTTCCTCGAAGTGGCCGACGCGCTACGCGCCAATGAGCCGTTCTTGGCGCGCGTGCTGCTCTCGAAAATCCCTCATGTCTTCTCCGATTCCGCTGACGACGCGATGGCGGACGAGGCAGCGAACCTGATTCGCGAGGGCCAGATCGCGACCGCAATTGAGCGGATCGAGATGCACATCAATCCCAAGTTTTCGAGCGAGGCCGAGTGCTTGCAGCACGTCGGCAGCGACCGGCACTTCCATCCCATCAAGCAAGGAAACCTTCTGTGAAGCTGATCATCAACCGCGAAGCACTGGCCGATATCGTCACGCGCGGCACTTCCTGCGCTCCCAAGAACTCGCCGCATATCGTGGCGAACAACGCGCGACTCACCGTCGAGAACGGCACGTTGAGCATCGCGTCGAGCGACTTCATTACGATGGTCGAGGCGTCGGGCGACTGTCAGTCGTCGAGCGACGGCGTGACCACCGTCGAGGCCGCGAAGCTGAAGGCGGTTGTGGACCGTCTGCCGAAGGGCGCTGACGTGAAGTTGGTCTACAACGATGACAAGCGCGAGATCGTTTTGGGCTGCGGACGTTCGCAAACCCGCTTCCCGACGTTGTCGCCGGAAGATTGGCCCGCTCGCGAGATGAAGTATGAAGGCGCGACCTTCACGCTGGCCGGTGCCGATCTGGTGAAGCTGTTCGGCTTCACTGCGCAGGCGCTTTCGACGATGCCCGACAATCCGATGTCGGGCGTGTTCTTCCACGTCCGCGAGACGCCTAACCGCCCCTTGTTGGCCGCAGTAGGGACCACCGGCATGATCTTGATCATGGCGACGGTTGGCATGCCCGAAGGCGCAGAGAACATGCCGCATCGTGACGGTCATCCTCCCGGCGTTATCTTGTCGGCCGAGACCGTCAACGCCGTGCTGCGTCTCTTCCGCACCGCTGACGAGGTTGAGATCGTCGTCAACCGTTCGTCCATCAACTTCAGCACCGGCAACGTCCGTTACTGCTCGGCGATGATCGACGGCACCTATCCCAACTATGGACCGCTCGTAAATGCCCCGGTCGAAGAGCGTGTGATCGTAAGTCGCGTGGCGGCTCATAGCACCGTGTCACTGCTCGAACCGTTCGCGTTGAAGGAGCAGGGCTATCGCTTGCAGTGCGCGACTTCGGAAGAAGGCTTCGTCGTCGCAGTGGGCTCGCAGACCGGCGGCGGTGTGGACGTGGTCGAGGCTGAAGTCGATGGTGAAGTGAAGCCGTTCGGACTCAACGGTCAGTTCTTGAAGACCATGTTGAGCAGCTTCAAGTCGGAGAAGGTCGCGCTGCATCCCGACGCGACGACGCGCCGCGTGATGTTCAAGGCCGAAGACGATCCTGATTTGGTTGGTGTCATCGCCATGATGAATATCGACACGTCTATGGCGGAAGCCCCTAAGCATGGCTAGTCGCCACCGCGCACGAACCACCCGACGCGCCGTCACTATGCCGGAGCGCGTCGGGCCGCATGTGAAGCTGGTCTTCGCCGAAATGGCGAGGCTGGCTGTCACGTATGACGAGGTGGAAGAGGGCTCGGGGGTTCGAAGGGCGTCCGTAAAAGCATGGCGGAAGAAGAACAGGCCGGGTCTCGAATCGGTTGAAGCCGTTCTCGGTTTTCTTGGATGGGACATGGTCGCGGTGCCCCGCGCGAAGTCTCTACCGCCGGAATTGCTGGACGAGCTTCGCCCGATTGCCGAGCGCCTTCGTCTCACGATGCCGCAGACCATCTGCGCGCTGATTGAGATCGTCACCAATATCCACGAACGGTTTCCGTTCCTCCGAGACACCGCTGCGGTGCGCCCTGTCGTGTTCCGCAGCCGGAAGAAGAAGACGAACCACGTCAACATTCATCCCGATCAACACGCGCTCTTGCAGGAGTTCGAAACAAATGTCGCTCATTGATACTCGCACCGACATCGACGATGTCACCACGCGCCGCATGATCGAAGCTTGCAGGACGCGCAACGCAAAGCCAAACGCCGACTCGGTCGCCCTGGCTCTGCTCGATGCCCGCTTCCGTGGCTTCGAGATCGGCATGCGTCTCGACGCTGTGATCGCGGGCGTCCGCTTGATCAGCAGCCGCGCCACCGTCGAGGCGACGGTCAACTAATGTCGAAGCGGCTCGACTACTGGATGGATCAAGCCGCGCTTGCGGCTACGCAGAGCAAGGATCGCAGCCGCAAGGTCGGCTGCGTGATCGTTGACGAGCGTCACGGCGTCGTCGTTTCAACCGGCTGGAATGGCTTTCCGCGCGGCGTGAACGACGATGTCGAGGATCGCCACGTCAGGCCGGACAAGTATAAGTGGACCGAGCACGCCGAGCGAAATGCGATCTTCAACGCTGCCCGGCGCGGTACGAGCACCGATGGTTGCTCGATCTTCATTCCATGGTTTCCGTGCAGCGATTGTGCTCGGGCGATCATTCAGTCGGGGATCGAGCGCATGTATTGCATTCGCCATGACGACAACGATGCGCAGTGGTCGAAGGACATGGACATTGCTGCGGCCATGCTGATCGAAGCCGACATTGAAATTCAGTACGTGACCGAGCGTGAAGCGCCAAAGGCGGCAACGTGAATGTGGCTGTTCGTTCCTCAATCAACGTCATCTCACTCTGCACCGGGGGCGGCGGTCTCGATCTCGGAGTCCAGTTGGCAATTCCCGGTGCTCGCGGCGTCGTGTACGTCGAGAGGGAGGCGTTCGCCGTCGCGCACTTGGTATCTGCGATGCAGGCGGGCTTCATGGATGAAGCGCCTGTTTGGAGCGATGTCAGCACCTTCAACGGCAGACCGTGGCGTGGCCTTGTGGATGGCGTCATTGGCGGCATCCCGTGTCAGCCCCATTCCATCGCAGGCAACCGGCTTGCCGAAGAAGACGAGCGAGACCTTTGGTCGCCAGCGCGCCGGATCGTCGTGCAAGCCCGGCCGGGGTTCGTCTTCATTGAGAACGTCGATGGCTTCGTCTCGTCGGGAGGACTCTTCCGTGTCTGGCGTGATCTTCGCCGACTTGGTTATGAAGTTGAGGTTGGATTCTTCAGCGCGTCAGAAGTCGGCGCAAGCCATCGCCGGGGGCGATGCTTCGTCCTCGCAGTGGCCGACGCCAGCGGCGCGAGACTGGAAGGGTACGAACAGCGAGAAGCACATGATCAATGGGAGCGGGAGGCTTCACCTGGATCAACTGCCGAACTTCATCGAGCACGTATGGTATTTGAAGGCATCGAACGACAATATCCCGCCCCACCTTCGCTCTTCGCTCCCGGCCCAGCCGAGCGGGCCGAGTGGGATCGCATCATTTCAACCGCCCCGCACCTTGAACCCGCTGTTCGTCGAGTGGTTGATGGGATGGCCGTGGCGCTGGACGTTGGTCGCGTGGATCGGCTTCGGATGCTCGGAAACGGAGTTGTCCCGCTGGAAGCGGCTTATGCGCTCCGAACTCTTGCGACTCGGCTCGCCCACCGCGCCGCCGGTGCAGCACAGCTTGTTCGGGTAATGTCGTGAACGATAACCTTCCTCACCTGATCACCCGCGAGCAAGCCGCTTGGCTCTGCTCGCTCACGCCGTCAGGCTTCTCAGGGTGGGTTGCCAAGGGCAAGATGCCAAAGATGCTACCGGGAACCCGCCGATGGTCCCGGCGAGCGGTGGAACTTGCCCTCGAAGCGATTTCCGGTGTAAAGCCGGAATCGTCCGTTGTATCCGTCGATACCGAGGATGAAGCGGACCGCTGGTTTCGGGAGTCAGGGTATGAAAGTGCGGCTTAAAGGGCTGAAGCAAAGCGCCTTCACGCTCGCCGATGGCACGCGGGTCAAATACTTCTATGCGTGGCGTCCCGATGGCCCACGCCTAAACTATCCCGATGGCACGCCTATCACTGACAAGACCGATCCCGCGCTCATAGTCGCTTACACAAAGGCGCATGACGACGCGAAGCGTAACGGCGGCGCTGGCAAACTGTCCACGCTGATCGCCGCGTTCAAGATCGCCAACGAATTTACAAAGCTGGCCGCTGAAACGAAGAAGGGATACCTGAAGTATCTCGCTCGAATCGACGCGAAGTTCGGCAGCATGCCGTTTCGTGCGCTTCAGGATCGCCGCGCTCGCGGACAGTTCAAAGACTGGCGAGACGAGATAGCAGCGGAGTCCGGCGACCGCACGGCAGACTTTACATGGACAGTGCTCGCGCGCGTCCTGTCCGTCGCCAAGGATCGCGGCAAGATCAGCGTCAACGTGTGCGAGCGTGGCGGGCGTCTCTATGATGGCGAGCGCAGTGACCGGGTGTGGACCGAGGCCGACGAAGCCAAATACTTCACCAAGGCCAACGCGCACATGCACCTTCCGCTTCTCATTGCGCTTTGGACCGGCCAGCGTGAAGGCGACATTCTCAAACTCAACTGGATGCAATACGACGGCAAGTACATCCGGCTCGAACAGAGCAAGGGCCGTCGCGGCAAGAAGAAGCGTCTGGTGATTCCGGTAGGCGAGCCTTTGCGCATGGCGCTCGATGCGCTGAAGGCCGCAGAGATGGAAGACAACGGCGGGCGTCCGCTCGACGGCATTATCTGCAAGACGATGCGCGCTCACAACGCGAAGCGCCAGTTCACGGAAGACGGCTTCCGCACTTCGTTCAGCAAAGAGTGCGCAAAGGCTGGCATCGAAGACCTGACCTTCCATGACGCGCGCGGCACTGCAATCACTCGCCTCGCCATCGCCGGATGCGAAGTGCCGGAGATCGCAACTATCACCGGCCACTCGTTGAAGACGGTGCAGGAAATTCTCGACAAGCATTATCTCAATCGCGACGTTCGGATGGCCGAGAACGCGATCATGAAGTTGGAAGTGAGCAAGGGCATCGTGAGGGTGTCTTCGTTCCAAGTGGTAGCAGGAGGAAGAGCGTGAACGTGATCACGGACTGGAAGACGACTGACCCGCTCGCGGCGTCGGAGAAGAAGAAGGCCGACCGGGTCCGCCGCATCCGCGACCGCCTCGAATGCGGCATGCAGCGCGCCAGCGAGATCGAGAAGGCCGACCGGCTCTTGACCTGGATCGACCACATCGAACAGGGCGGTTCCATCAACGAACTGTCCGAGATCATGCGCCATGTGGTGCTCGATCAATACCGCGTCCGAGACTTCGACTTTTCAACCATCAACTGAGGAAGAGACCTTGACCAAATCGTATGAAGAGCGCGCGTCGGACGCCCTGCACGAAGCCTATGACCCGGAGACCAAGCCGTACCAAAACAGCGACTTGATGAAGGAGATTGCAGAGCGTCACGGCATCGAGCTTGGGCACCTTTGGTCGGGCGTCCGCGAGCTTATCAAGGCGCGCTACGGCGTCCGGCCGTTTCTCTCGCCGCCGAAGCCTGACCCGGCCCCGCTGGATGTCGATCTCATTCGGATCGACATTGACGATTGGGCAAAGCTGGCGGCGCTCGGTGCGCAGATGAGCGAAGTGCTGGTCGAGTTGCACGTCTTGGAACTCGAACATAAGGCTCGACTGCACGCCAAGTTGCAGGACGCCGAAGCGGTGCGGAAGCAGCAGTTCGAGATCACGGACCGGCTGGCAACGGTGGCGTGGAATGCCAACCTCAATGACGACGAGATCGGCTATAAGCCGGAACTGCACGATCCCATCGCAGACTATGCGTCAGCCGTCACGCTCGACGCGGACGTGGATGGCGAGATCGAAGAGGCGGATTTTGAGCGCGACGGAATTGATCCCGGCCGTTTGGATTGGCTTGCGGGGCTCGCCACCAAAGAGCCCGGCGTCATCGTTTCGTGGAAGGATTTTTGGACTCTGCATAACGCGAGCAAGCGGGGATTTAAGGTCAAGACCGCGATCATCGAGAAGCCGCCGGGCATCGAGCTATTGACCGCATAGCGGCCGATGGCATACCACCGAAGGGTCGCGAAAGCGGCCCTTTTTTACTGTTCACTTTTGGAATTTCGGCAACGGATACAGAGTGACGAGGGTACTATCCTGTTCACCTAAGTATCTGGTGGCAAGGATAAATCTGGTGACTCTTAATCACCGGGTCCTAGGTTCGAGCCCTAGTGCGCCCACCAAGTTATCCCTCACATTTCAATCGGTTAGCTTGCTGGTCAAAGCGGCTGCACGGATGATTTTGTGCCGCTGTTCAATTCCTGTTCAATTTCGTTCGCCCCTTGTCTCGACTTCGGGCGATCAAAATGGACCGTGGTATGCCAAGCAATAGGAACCAAAGCCGTCCATTCGGCTTAGGTTTTCATGTCATGGCAGGCGTCTTTTGCTGATCCGGTGCCGCTTCCTGAAGGGGGCGAATTGCGCACATTGCATGATGCTCGCGCCTTCATCTTGAAGCTCCCAAAAGAAGTCGCGGCGAAGCCAGCATGGCTCACGGCCATTGAGAGCCTGATGCTTGCTGCCGATGGCGGGCCAGTGGACTTCGCGCGGATCGGCATGATGCAGGCGCTCCATCCGAAGGGAGAGCCGGTCTATCACTCCCGGTCGAAGGACCCGGTTTGGCGCAACCGCCGCAAGCTCGTCAGGGATCGTTAGGCTCGCCGCCCCGATGCCGCTGGCGGCAATGGCTCGGACGGCAGGAACAGCGCAACTAGGTTCGGTCGCCGCGTGGCACCGCTCGACTCCCGGCACGGCCGACAGAAGAGAACATTCGCGAGCGTGTGGACCGGCTTGTCTTTCGGCCAGACGAGATCGCGCAGATTGACCCGGTCGCGATGACGGCATGCACGGCACTCGACTTCGAGCGTGGTGCAGCCCGCGTCAATGACGTGGCCGATAGCAGGCGAGGGCTCGGCCGGACCGCCGATGAATTGCCGCGCATTCCACTCTTCACACGCCAAACGATGCGCGGCCAGGTAGGCGGCATTTGTCTGTTTGACCAAATCGGCATGCAGGCGTTCGGTGCGTGCGAGTTCGCGCGCGTAGTGCTTGCGGTCGCCGCCCGACAGGGGCATTTGGATGATCCGAGGGGACATCCGTCCAGTGTATCGCCGGGAGCGCGTCAGGCCCAGCCGCTAGGCTTTGTGGACGCCATCCGAGAGTCGGCTAAGGGTTGGTCTACAGGGCGGGTTGCCTGCGCTTCCAACCCTGCGGCGGGGGAGCGGCTTCGTGGCACTGCGCGAGCGTTTCCAACCACGCCGCGACGCTGGCCGGGATGTCGGCCTGTCCGTCGATCCATCGCCGCACGATCCGATCATCGCATTCGAGGATCGCGGCGAGACCCCGCTGCGTCCAGCGCAGCGAGGCAAGTGCCGTTCTGAGGCGGTCAGGCGTCATCCGACCACGAACTTCATGAAGGCCGCGCCAGCGCCGAACAACGCGGCACCGGCAGTCATTCCGCCGATAGCAACCTGCCAAGGGGCGAGCGCCCAATCGCGGGTGATCTTGCGCGTCTCGGCCGCGAACTTGCGGGTTTCTTCCTGCGTCTTCTCGATGCGAGCAACCTGCTCTTGAATGTCCATCGTCGTCGTCTCGGTCATAGGGGTTTCCCTCACTATAGCCGGGGACCATCCGCTCGGCTATGTCCGCAATATGCGGACAAGAAGCGGCGGTGTCAACAACAAAAAACCCGCCAGCGCATCTCGTTTGCTGGCGGGTTCTTCGGAGGGTCGTCGCCCGACGCTCAATTCTGTGAACGGCGCGATCCTTGGGCGTTCGGTGTGAGAAGAGACCGGCGTTTTAAGCCCTCTTCAGCAATGCCCGGCGGGTACGAAAGCCGCCATAGAGATCGGTGTCACATTCAGGTAGAGAAAGGTTCGGTTCCAATGAGCAGGCGGTTACAGCTTCATGGTGTGGCCTCCGTTGGTTCAAACCGTTCTTCTTCAGTGACACCACTGTATCGGACTGAGAGACCCTGACATGACCATTCGAGTATCCCTTAGTGCGGCCCTCCTGATCATCGCGACCGCATCCACGGCATCCGCTGGCACGCCCGCGACGATCACAGCGAGCACCTTCGGGTGCCCCTCGACGGGCGTCACGCTCGAACACAATACGGTTTGGAAGAAGAAGGGCTACGACGCGGCGTTTGCGCTCGCGAAGCCCAATGGGTGCTTGCCGTACACGGTCGGCGAACAGGTCACGGTTATCTATGGCAGTGACGAAGCGAAGTGCGCCATCCGGCAGTTCGAGATGGGGCCGTGTCTATGGGTTCCCGCCTCGCTGCTCAAGGCCAACTAAGGGGCGAGCAGCGCCACGGCCTGCCGAAGCAGGCCGGTATTGTTCGCGATGACCATGACGCCGGACATGGCAATGAAGCCGCCGACAAAATAGATCGCCTTCATGGTTACGCCGCCATGCTTCCCGGCATCGAGCTTCCCGGCCGGGCCAAGAGCGCCGGGGTTTCCAGCTTGATCTCGGCGCGCTCGCGGATGCCCCACGTTTCATGGATCAGGAAGAACCACTGTTGCGGCAGTTCGAGTGACGCGCGCAGGCCATTGCCGTATTCGCTGTAGCCGGGGAAAGCGCCATTCGAGAACACCGGGCCGGGGTTCGCCGAGTGGTGATAGTGCCCGTGCATGATGAAGTCGGGACGCCGCTGCGCACGCGCCTGTTGCGCCTCGACCTTCTTCGTGCCGCGCACGATGGGGAGCAGCGGACCGGCGAAGCCCTGACCGCCGCCGGTGCCCATCTTGTCACCGTGAGTCAGGAAGCCCGTGAGTCCGAGCACCGGAATGATCGCGTCGTTCGACGGCGTGATCTGGAACGTCACACGGTCATCGCCTACGAACGCGTCGGCGACCATCTGCGCAATCAGCGTGTCATAGGACAGCTTCGAGTACAGCTTCGCAGTCGGCTTGAACGTGGTGCGTGCGTGGTTGCCCGGCACCGACGTAACGTGGACGCGCCGGTATGCCTTCAGCAGCAACTTGATGCCAGCGATCAGCAGCGCCACCGTCTCGCGAACCTGCTCATGCGAAGTCAGGCCGTTGGTGATCCGCAGTTCTTCGTGGATGTCACCGGAGATCAGGTCGCCACCCAGGTTGAGCAGGATGCCCTCGACCTTCGTATCAGCCGCCCAGCGGGGGCCGATCTCGACGGCCGCGTTGAAGAACCGGCGAGCGCGCTCGATGGCGATCTTCGGGTTGAACGCATTGAGCCCAAGGATTTCGTCAGGGTCGATGACTTCGCCCATATGCAGATCGGTGAAGAGCATCGACAGCACAGAGCGGTTGCGCTTGTTCGTGCCGGGCTTCAGCAGCCATTCCGGCGGCTTCACATGCAGAGAACGGACGCCACCGACCTCTTCAAGCATCTGCTCGACGGACGCCAGTTCCTTGAGCGTGTCGGTCGCCTGCTTCTTCCAGTACATGCTATCGCGCTGCTCACGGCGAGCGGACGGCGTGTTGTCATTGGCGGCTTCCAAAACCGGCGCAACGTAGAGCCCCCAATCGGGAAGGTAGTTCTTTTCTCCGCGCGATGCGGCGGTCTCCTGAAGGCGCAGCCAATCGGCAAGCACATCCTTGTTGAGTCCGAGACGACGCGTCGCCTCACGCACGGACGATCCCAAACCGCGCTGCTTGGACCGCCACGGCTCGAAGCCTTCCTTCAGACAGGATTCGATGGTCGCCTTGCGCTTTCGGTTGATAGTTGCGTCAGTCATTGCTTTTCACTCCGCATAATAAAATTGTCGAACCGCTCTCCGATGCGATCCACGGCCGCTACCAAACGACTCTCAAGCCGGTCGATAAGTTGGAGGGTCGCGTACTCGCCAGCGACCTTCTCCCGAAACTGCGCAAGATCGCGCTCTGCCAGCGCAGCGAGCCGGTAGGCGTCACTCGCTGCGGCCTTTGCCTCATTGGCAATGGCTTGCGCGGCCTTTGCCGATCCTTCGTTGCGAGTGTGCTGGACGGCGTTTCGGATCAACAGAGTGACCGCGCCGCCGCCAAGAGCCGCAAGGATCGGGATTAGCCATTCGGGGAGATTGATCATTGTCCGGCGGCCTTGAGGCGCACGTTGCGCACGTTACGTCGAGAGAGACGGAGACGCTTGTTCGCTTCGATGCGAGCAGCCTTCTCCTTTTGATAAGCGACCTTGGCGTGATCGCCGACCTTCACAGTGGACGCCACTTCGTCCATGACGAGAGCGGACTCATGCGGGATCGCGAAGTTCGGAGACGGTCGAACGGCCTCAGTGGTCTTGCACGCCGAAAGCGAGATCATCAGGAGTGATCCGACAGTCGTCACCTTGAGTAGACGGAAGGCCCTTTGCATATTCATCGATCTTGTCCTGTGCGGTCTTGGCGCGCTGCGCCGCTTCGTCTCGTTGGCCCTGCATGATCTCGTTTGCTTCGAGCATGTTGTTGAGCGACTTGGTTTGCGACTTGATCACCGTCGCAGCGACGGCGACCGTGTCCTTCAGCCGCTTGATCTCGGCACGGCCATCCGCGATGCGGAAGCCGACGCAAAACGCCTGCATCGAAAGGAAGACGTAGACGAGCACTCCGGCCGCGACCTGATAGGGAATGACCGCAGGGAAGAGCTTGCTGACGAAAGGGAAGTGCGCGATCACAGTACAGACGACGACCAGCGCAGCCAGGGCGACGATGACGGTGTAGGAAGTGGCGAACTGCCAGAACAGGTCGCCAAGCCCCAGCTTGTCATTCAGATCGGCGAAGAACTTCGCGATCATCACTTCTCGCTCCAAATCCAGAGGGCGAGACCGATCAGAATGAAGACACCGAGCGCGGTGATCACCTTCCAATCCGTGAGCAGACCCGTGAAGGTCGAAAGCGACAGGCTACCGAACAGGCCGGTGCCCGCAGCGAACTTGCCCTTGATGAAACGCTTCACCTTGGCAATACCGCTTTCGCCGCTCTCGTCGGGCGTCTTGATCGGATGCTCGACGAAGACAGGGTCTTCGCCAGACTCGTCGGTGTCGGTGCGCCGCCCTTCTTCCGGGATCGAGTCCATGAAGCCCATCGCCTTGTAGGGCAGGGCGGACGCACGCAACTGATCGAGCGGGTAGGTCGGGTTGGTGTCGATCTTCCGTCCCGGCGAGATCATCCAGTGCGTGACGATCTCCTGAATCGGATACTCGCGGGCGAGCGCGTAGCAGAGGTCGGTCACGGCCGCGATCTGCTCGGGCGAGTATTCGAGCCAATATCCTGCGCCATGCGCGTCGGTCTTCGCGTAGGAGACCTTCAGCGACGGGTTCTTGTTGGTGTCAATCGTGACGATGGTGTTCTTGTAGACACCCTCCGACACCTTCTGAAGCTTGCCGGGGTTGTCGATCTCGATGCCGACAGCGAAGCTGTTGAGGAACTTCTTGCCCTTCCACTGCGACTGACCAGCGTGCCACGCGACGACGTTGAACGGCACAAGCTGCGTGATCTTGCCTTCGCGGCTGACGACGACATGCGCCGACACCTTGCTTGCCGGGTTGGTCAACCACGACACGTCGCCGTCGTCCTTCAGGCCGGACGCAGTGTCGTGGATGACGATATAGATGGGGTTGAGCTTGCCACCGATGTTCGGGCTCTTCACAAACGGGAAGGGCTTCCCGTTACGATACCCGATACCCTTCGTGATGCTGATCGACATTGCGCTCTCCAAACTGTTGAGCGCAGTGTCGCCAATCGTTCCTAGCTTGGCAGGACCACTTCGGTAGCCTACTGACCGCCCCAATAGTCGTCGCTGCCGTCGCCGCTCTGCTCGCACTGGATGCGCGTCGAGAGGCCGCTGCTATTCAAGCGGTGCGTTGCGGACTTGATAGTATAGCTGCCGTCGCAGTCGGGGTCGAAGTCCATCATAGTAGCGCCAGCCCCGGCGAAGACCTCGGTGCGGCCGGGAAAGTTAGCGCCGAAGTTCTTCGAGCCGCGTGCGAGCGCGCTCTTGGTCGCCTTGGCGTTGGCTTCGGCCTCTTCCTTCGTCTTGAACAACTTGCGGCTGCGAAACTTCGGCCCCTTGCCTTCACCGCCGCCCTTAACCCACTCGCGCTCACCCTTCTTCACATTATGAAAGGCGGCTTCAACAGAACCATAGTCGCCGCGCGTCGCGCCGGTGCATTCCCAATCGGTCATGCCGATAGGCGTAAACAGGAAAGTCGGAGCCGCGCCGCCGCTCGGAAGCTGGCCGGAGCCCGCCTTGTTGAAGATGATCGTCTCGTTGGCGAGCTTGAAGTTGCCGCCGACACGGCCTGCGAGGCGCGTCAGGAAGTTGAGATCGGACTCGCTCGACTGATCGAGATGGCCGGGCTTCAGGCTTCCGAGTTCGCCATTGACGACGGCCTTCAGTCCGTGCTTTCCGGCGATCTGTTGAACGATGTCGTCGATGCTCTTCTCATGGTAGGAACGGGACTTCGGAGCCTTGATGTCCGTCGTCATGCCTGCGGCCTTCGCCGACACGGTCATGATCTTCGGCGGACCCTTCTTCGTCCAAGAGTCGATGGCGAAGGAGCCCATGTAGTTGAGCGCCGTGGCGTAGCCGAGCCAAACCTGAAGCTTCGAGCCCTTGCCCGGCGACGGGATGTATTCCCGCAGATCGAGTTCGAGTTCGCAGCTATCGGACTGCTTGGCTTCGTTGTCCTGTACCGTGATCGACAGCAGCGGCCCCTTGCCGAAACCAAGGGCACCAGCGATCACGCGCCCACCGCCTTCGAGGGGCATGCCGAACGGGGCAGGGATCAGGTTCGCGGTGATGTCGGTCCCATCAAGGACAAGGCGGCATGCGGGCGTCACGACCAAATCCTTACGGCGACCTTCTCAGGCTCGCTGACGGTATCAGGGATAAGGATGACCATGCCCGCAGGCAAAGCCGTCCCGGCGGCTGCAAGCCCCGCGTTCGCGCGCAGGATGGCCTCCGTGGTGCCCTTGGTGCGGCCGTACTTGTTGAAGGCGATCAGATCGACGGTGTCGCCCTCCATCGTCGTGTGCTTGTCCATTAGCCGTAAGCCCCAAGTTCGATGTTGAACTCAATCTTCATCGGAGCGCCGTCCGACATGAGGTATTCCTGGCTCTCACCGATCTTCTCGATGCAGTAGTTGCCGAGGTATCGGCCGAAGCCGGTGATCAGCGGGAGCGGCTGGCCCATACCGGCCTGCGCTCGCATCATGTCCACCTGGCGCAATCCGCCGCGATAGTGCGGATAGATCACGCCATCAATCGAGATCGTGTCTTCGCCGGGGCCGATGTATTGCTTCGCAGGGGCCATGCCGATGCGTTCCTGACCGGGCCAGCGCCAAGCGGTGTCGCGCTTGAACTTCTGATAGGCCCCGGTCGAGACCGAGAAGCGATACGCGCCGAGCGCGAGAAGGACGGTGCTTTGCATGATCAATCACTCAGAAGGCCGCGCTGGTCGGATTCCAGCTTGGCGAAGACCCGGTAGACGCCGCGCTCGACTTCGTCCGCGATGTCTTGCGCATTGCCACCGCCCTCGACGCGGACGCTGATCTGCGCGCTTTGCGAACGTGAGACCGACGTGTTCGAGGCCGCAGCCGCAGCGGTGCCGCTATCGGTCAGCTTGTTAAGCGCACCGTTCGTATCGATGCGACCTGACGCTCCCGGCGTGAACAGTTCGGGACCCCGCTCGCCAACAAGGTAGGACTTGCCGAACGTCACGGGACCGCCGAGCGCGCGAGCACCGGCGGGCGCTGCACGCTTGCCGAACACGCGAGCGCCCGGCGTACCAGTCTTGATGTTTGCAGCCCCGCCGCCGCCGTCGCCCGCCAATGCGCTGCGAAGCGCGCCACCGAAGGCCACGGCCTTATCGATGGCCGCGCCGAGAACTTCGATCACGGTCTTGATCGCAGAGACGACCTTGTTAATGCCATCGGCCGCCGCGAAGCCGACTGCGCCGCCCCACTCACGCCATTGCTCCGTCGTCAGATTCATCTCGCCCGTGAGCTTCTTCAGCCAATCGAAGACGCCTCCGAGCGCCGTGCCGATGTCGCGAATCTTGTCCCCAGCCGGTCCAAGCCCGGCCATCAAGCCTTCACCGAAGCCGCCAAGGAAATTCTTGACGCCGCTCCAATTGTTGTAAATCCAAACGCCCAGCGCGCCGAGCGCGACGGTCACGGCAGCGATTGCCGTACCGATGCCGGAGAACAGCAGCAGCGTGCCAAGGCCGCGCGCGAGCATGGGCAGCACCGCAGCGCCGCCAGCAACCGCAGCCCAAAAGCCAACCATCGCCGTGCGCGCCGCGCCAAGGGCAACCATTGCGCCAGCGACGATCCGCATCCGCGCAGCAAAGAGGGCGAGCGCCGCAGTGGCGGTGCGAATGGCAGCGGGGATGCCGAGCATGATGCCAATCAGCTTGCCGAACGGGGAGAGCAGGAGCGCGGCTGCGCCGAGCACCAGCTTCAAACCGCCCGCCGCAATGCGGCCTGCGGTGCCGATGATCATAAGGGCAGGGCCGAGCAGCGCAGCGCCGATAGCCGCTTCGGTCAGGAAGCGCAGACCGGCAGGGTTTGACTTGCCCATATTGTTGATCAGGTTCGCGATCCGCGTCAGCATGTTCGTGACGGAGTCGAGCACGCCGGAGCGTGCAATGCTGATCCACAGATTGTCCCATGCGCCCTTCAGGCGCATTGACGCACCGATCAGACCCTTCAGCATGGTCTCGGCACCGCGAGCCGACGCACCCTTCGTGCTCTTGTCGTTTACCTTGTCGAGCATTTGCTGGTACATCTCGCCGTTGAACAGCGTCGAGAGTCGCGCGCCCTGACGAACGTCAAACAGGTTAGCGATTGCGCCCAGCGAGACGTTCTTATCTTCGAGCGCGCGGATCATCGCATCGGCGTCAACACCTTCCGCCATGTTGCCAAGGAAGTTCGAGATCGTCTTGGCGACCACCTTGCCATCGCGCGGCTTCAGGTCCATGCCATCGACAAGAATCTTCGTGACCGTCTCGCGAATCGCCTTCGCATCCTTCTGCGGGTCCATGTCCTTTACGGCGCTGCTCACCTTGTCCATGAGCGGCTTCTTCACGTTGATGCCGTTGAGATTGAGCACGCCCTGAAGCGCGTTGCCGTCGAACTTCTGCCACTTGTTGACGAACTGCTCAAAGGACAGGCCGTAGCCTTCCATCGCGGCGCGTGCATTGGCGGTCGGCTTGACCATGCGGACAAGCATCGAACGCAGCGCAACGCCCGCTTCGTTACCCTTCAAACCGTGTTGGTTCATGGTAGCGATTGCGGCCGTAACCTGCTCGATGCTCATGCCCGCCTTGGATGCAAGCGGGGCCACGTACTTGAAGCCTTCCGCGAAATCCGACACGTCGGCGAGCGAGATGTTCGCGCCCTTCGCCAGAACGTCGCCGATACGCCCAGCAACTTCGCTGGGCTCCATAGCGTCCATCTGCTTGCGATATGCAGCGGCAATCGTCGTGATCACGTTCGCGGCCTTCGCAGGATCGACATCGCCGAAGAGCGAGAAGTCGAGCGTCGGCTTCGACATGCCGATGGCTTCATCGACGGATCGGCCAGCCTGCACGAAGCGGCGCTGCAACTCGACGGCATCCTTCGCACCGGCCAGACCAAGCCGTGCGATCTCGCGAGCGTTGTCTTCGACGCGCTTGCGCTCGGCATCCGACAGTTCGCCGTATGCCTGAATCTTGTTAAGTTCCCTCTCGAAGCCATAAACGATATCGTAACCGCTCTTGCCAACCATAGCGGTAGGGAGCGACACGGCGAGCGAAAGATCGCGGCCCTTGTTCGTCAGCTTTTCAAGACGCTTCGCAGTCGCATCGATCTGGCGCTGCGCGGCAATGAAGGGAGCGTTGATGCGCGCGCCGATGGACGCCAGCGAAGTGCCAAGGCCGTTGACCGTGGCCTTCGCTGCGTTGACTGCACCGGCGAGCGACTTATCGACCTTGCCTCCGATGTTGACGTATACGGAGAAGCCGGTCGCCATCGTCTATCCCTTCGCCTTGTTGATCTTCGTCTGAAGCGCCACCGCGTCTTCAAACCATCCGAAGAAGTCTTCGAGGTCCATTTCCTCGATCTCCGTAAGCGAGAAGCCGCCTTGGGAGAGTCGCATTAAGGTCAGTACGGCCAGCCGGAGATCGGTTAGTCCGACTGACCCCCACGAAAAGCGTCAAGCTGTTCGCCCAGCTTCCGCGCGTCGGCTTCGTCGAGTTCTTCGATCACGGCCGGAGCCACGTCGCAGAGGTCGGCCAAAAGCAGGATGCCCTTCTCAGCTTCGCTGCCGCGCGACTTAGCGGCCTTCATGGAGTCCTTGGTCTTAGGACGGCGCATGGTGAGTTCGTTGATAACGAGACCGCCTACCGTCACCGGGTAGTCCAGTCCAATCGCGACGCTGGTGCGTCGGTCAAAGTCATTGCTCATGTGTAGCTCCCGCTATTCGGATTTCGATAAAGGAAGACTAGCCCGTACTCTCGCGAGCAGAGGGGCCAGTCGGATCGCCTTACATGCCCATCGCTGCGCGATGAGAGGCAAGCTGATCGACACCGGCGATGATACGAACGGTGTTCTCGGCATCGATCTCGGTGATCACCTGATCGGCAATCGTGATCTTGATGTACCGGAGCGAAACATCCTGCTCGTTGGACGCCAGATCGCCAGCCTTCCAAGTACCGAGACCGCTGCGCTTGAACAGGCCAAGCATCTCAACGATCATCGGCACGGCCGCTTCGTTGTCGCGCACAAGCGCACCGCGAAGCTGAACGCGGGCCACGGTGCCGACCAAACCCATGATGGTCGGGTTGTACTCGGCAAGCGTGATCTTCGCAGTCATGAGTTCGGTGCCCAGGTCGAGTTCAACCGGGGTGTCCGAGCCGCCGCCACGGTGCTCTTCCGTCTTGAGCGCGATTTCGGGAAGTTCGGCTTCGGAGACGAGCCCGGCATAGCCGGACCCGTTCACGAAGACATTGAAGTTACGCAGGATGCGCGGGATCATTTTCTCGTTTCCCCGTTATGCGAAGAGGTTGCGGATGTAGTCGGAGACGAGATGCGACCGGAAGGTCACACGCTCGGCAGGATACGGCGGCGTGAAGTCGTAGGAGAACGTGACGTGCCCCTGCGTGATGTCGGCGGGCTGGTTGAACTCAGGATCAACCCAGCAATCGCCACCGAGGATCGCGCCGCGAACCTTCAACTGACGAAGGTACTGGCGGACCGAAGCCGTCACGTCTTCGAGGTAGTTCTTCGTGATCGAGCGATCCACGGCCCAGCGGTGTGCCTTGGCGATGGAGATGTCGATCATGTCGGACGTGCGCGAGACGGACAGGAAGGCGAACTTCTCGTCAGCCGAGCAGGTACGATTGCCCCACAGATACCAGCCGTCGTCGCGAATGAACGTGGCGATCTGGTTCTCGTTGAGGATATTCGCGCGGCTGTTCTTGTCGCCGTAGGCGTAGTCGATGGGACGGCCGAGACCGGCGATACCGTAGACTTCCTTGTTCGACGGCGACTCCCAAAAGCCCATCTCGTTATCGACGCGCGAGATCAGACCAGCCACGCGCGCGGAGCCGCGTTCGAGGGAGTAGGTCGAAGACTTCACGTCCCAGCCGGACACGGTCGGATCGACGATGAACACGCGACGCGTGCCATGATCGTTGCGATACGCGAACGCGGCGGCATCCGTGGTGCTCGGACCATCGGCGATGATGTGAGCCTTCATGCCATCGGCAAGCTGCTTCATCTCGCCGACAACCGGGTTGGCGGCTGCGCCAATGGCGACAGTCACGGTTGCGCCGGTGCCCGTGCCGGTGATCGTTGCCGTGACAGGCGACACGATGCCGTAGCCGAGCGACTGGAACTCAAGGCCCGTCACCTTGCCACCTTCGATGATCACGGTAGCGGTCGGAAGCACAGCGCCAGTGCCGCCGCCGGTGAAGGCAACGGTTGCTTCGGTGTAGCCGGTGCCCTGCGCAGTGACGTTGTGGCTTGCGACGCCGAGCGGGCGCTGGTGCGTGAAGCCGGGCGCGATCAGGATCATCGGCGCAACGCCGGTCTCCGTCTCGGCCGCGCGGAACGCGTGAATGCCAGTGAACGCGCCAGTCTCGGAATCGACGCCGCCGATAACGAGCGAAAGCTGCTCGTTCTCCTGCTCATCGGTTTCGACGCGAACCACAACGATAAGCGCACCGCCCTGATCGAAGATGGCGTCGATGGCCTTGGGCAGCGTGCCATCCTTGCCAATCATAGCCGCCGCCTGACGGCGGTTGACGAGCACGGGGGTATTCAGCGGGAACGCCACGTCGTTTGCGTCGGGCGCAGTACCGATCAATCCAATGACGGACGAACGGACGGTCTGGATGGGCCGAGGCCCACGGTCTACGACGACGGTCTCGACGCCGTGAAGGAAATCGGTAAGGGACATTTAAGTTCTCTCAATCCTCAGTGTTTGGATTGAGAGAACCGTAAGTGTAGCACGGACCCTTGTCGGGACCGTTCCAGTAGCCTCTAAGTGTACGTCTGCGCGAGCGAGAACAAACCAAAGAGTGCTTCGTCGCTTTGATTCATCCCAACCTTCGCGGCTTGGATGAACGGGTGATTGATCCTGAACTCCGTCGTGTACTCCCAGCTATCGCGCACATCGCGAGGCTGCAATGCGACCCACGCTTCGACACCATCACGCAGGCCGAGTTCGTTCATGGCCAGACGGATTTGTCGGGCGGTTGCAATCATGTCGAGCGTGTTAACGGGAGGAAGTTCGATATCGAGCAGTTGCACGACGACGCCTTCAACGCGCTCGAAGCGATAGCCCTTCACCGTCGCACTCGGATGCGGAGCAGGAGCGGGAGCTACGTGGTAGACGCCGATGGCTTCGAGTTCTGCGGCGGGCCACAGTTCCGTGATCTGCCACGCATGGACGACATTGCCGACTTCGATGCTCGCGCCGTAAGCCACTTCAGCGAAGACGTTGGTCGCGGTCTCTTGAACTACATATTGCATTGTTAACCCCATGAAACATAAACAGCGCCGTTGTTGCCCCAGCCGCCCTGTACGAAGTATTGCGGCGATGGCGCGGCGACGCCGCCGGGCGGTCCGCCCTGTCCGACGACGATTTCAATTACCGAGCCGGGGACCAACACACCGCGACCCCAACTACGGTAGGCGCGACCGCCGTAGCCACCGGGACCGCCGCGCCACGACGGGACGACGCTCATGTATCCGCCAGCGCCGGGGGCGGCACCGCCCGCATAGACATTGCCGTCACCGTTCGCGCCCGTACCGTGCTCGCCGCTCGGTCCCGTGCTCAAGCCGCCGTCGTACCAGTCGCCGCCGAAATAGCCGCCGTTGCCGCCCCAGCCGACAAGATTGCCGGTAGGCGCATTGAAGTAGCTATAACCGCCTGCACCCGCCTGCGGCGGCGAGGCATAGTAATCCGAAGTACTGCAACCACCGCCGCCACCCGCCGCGCCGTAGACATCGGCGTTGAACGAATTGTGGTGGGGAACGGTGAAGTAGTAAGTGCCGGGCGTGCCCCACGATGCCGATCCGCCGGTGACGGACATCGTCGTGACGTACCAAATCACGGAAGCCTTGCCGACGTTGATGCCAATCGACGCCGTGCCGCCGTAAGCGTTGTTAGACGTTTGGCGAAGCTGTAGGCACTGCCCCTTCTTGATTGAGCCAAAAGTTCCCCAATCCTGAATGACAATCGTCTGAGTAGCATCCAGAATCCGAAACTGTCCCGCGTTCACAGTGACCGGCACGGGAACACTGATACCCGTGATCTGCACAACGGCAGACGACACCACCACGTTCGGAAGCTGACCACCGACCGTCGCAAACGAGAACGCGTTCGGCATCATGTCGATGTCCGCGCCGCCGATCCGCGCCTTGAGGAAGGGGAGCAGCATTACGGCGTCACCTTCCATCCAGCGGCCAGGATATCGCCGTTCCACGCGACATCGCCAGTCATGATGACAGCGTAATTGTTGGCGGCCGTTGCGACCTCCGGGGGAGCGGCGCTCGGCCACTTGAACTTGGCATTCCAGCTTACGGTGCGACCGCCCGTGGCGTCCTGCATTGCGGCGAACTCAAACGGCTGGCCGTCCTTCGCATTGGTCACGTCAATCGTGACATTGCCCGTGAGCGTGCCCCAAAAGCGAGCGCCCGTGCTCGCGTCGATAGTGATAGCTCCGGTCAGGTTGCCGAGCGGAACCCACTTGGCGGCGTCCCATGCAGCGTCTACGCTGATCAGGTCAGTGCCGGTCTTCGAGCGAATTTGCGCAATGGTTGCGAGGCCCTTCAGCGCAGCCGCAGCCAAACCCAACGCCGTGCGCGCGGCAGTCTTGTCCGTCAAGTCGGAGAGATTCGCAGACTTCGATGCCTTCGTGCCAAGTGCAGTCGTCACCGAAGTAATAAAGTCGTCCACCGTGTCGGCGACATCATCAATCGCCGCCGCGATCATGTCGGCCACGCGCTTGACCACCGGCACGCGAGTCGTCGAAGTGCCAGCCGTTGCTTCCGCTTCCGTGGCAAGGCGCACGTTGCCGATGCCCGACTCGGTAGCCTCACGGCCCTCCAAGTCGGTCATCTGTTCGTCAATCGTCTGGATCGCGGTGCGGATATGCCCCGCATCCTCACGGGCGATGTTATCAGGATGCGGGAGCGGAAAGCCGCGAGCGGTTACATCGTTCGGCATGTTCTATTAACCCGTGGTGGACTTGACTGCGAGGCAACGGATGTTGCGGACATTCGAGCGAGCGGCGGGGCCGCCGGTGATCTTCATGTACGCGCGCGTCGTGGAGAGGTTGACGTGGTCGAGAACGTACTGGCGCTCTTCCCAGCCATCCCCAAGGGGCGTCGCCTTTTCGAGCGTCACCGCAGACCAGACCGGCAGGCCAGCCGCCACGTTGGTCTGCACCTTGGCCTCGAAGGTCGAGGTAGAGGGCAGATACACGTCGCAGATCAGACGGACCTTCGAGTCGGTGCCCGCCTCGAACGCGCGCGAGATGTAGTCGCCGCTCGACTGGATCGCACCGGCGACCACCTGAATGTAGGGCAGCATAAGCGGCGACAGGACAGTGGTGCCGGTCAGGCGAATACGGACCTTCAGCGTGCCAGTGATCGCGGCCGGAAGCTGTACGTTGACCGAAGGCGCGGTAACGTACTTCGCGCCGTTCGGTGCCTCGAACTCGATCTCGATTGCAGTCCCTTCAGGACGCTCGGAGACGAGAAGCGGCATCAAGTCCGAGCAGTTGACCACGTCAATCGTGCCGACTTCGATGGTGCGCGTCGGGGTATAGCGAGCGCAGCGCAGACGGAACGTCATCGAGCGGCCCGGCTTCGCGAGCCAGGTACGGGCATCAGAGCCGTCGAGGAACGTGCCAGCCGAGAATGCGTTGCTCGTCACCCAGCCGTTGATCTGGTCGAAGCCGCCAAGATCAGCGATGGCGACCGAATGTTCCACGTCTTCGGTCAGCAGCGTGTTCGAGTAGTTGCGGTCATCGCGCAGCGTCACCGGAATGTCGAAGGGCGCGAACGTCCAATCGCTTTCGAGGCGCGGCAAGACAGACAGCGGATCGACAGCCGTTACGTTGGTGAGATCGAGAACGCGTTCCGCGACAACGCGCTCGGTCGGGACGCCATTCTCGACTTCGCGAATCTGAACACGAACGGGCTTGGTGCGGTCGCCGAGCTTCGTGAACTTCACGTCAACGCCGAGCGCCTGACGGGGCTCGGGCAGGCGATAGGTCTGCGCAACCGGGTCAGACTCGTACCAGTAGGTCGTGACGACGCTGCGCTCGTTCAGGATGGTGGTAGTCCATCCATAAGCGGTATAGAGCGCGTTCGCCTGCGAACCGCCCATGCCTTCGAATGCAACGTGCTTCACGCCCACGGGGACGCTTGCCGGAATCTGGAACGAGGCCGTGACGGTGCCGTTAGCGTCGGCGCGAACTTGTGCGACCGGCGTAACGTCGATGTCGTCGAACTTCACCGTCTTCAGGACTTCGTTGTAGCCCCACTTGTGAATAGTGAAGCCAACGCTACGCGTGCGGATGAACTCCTGCTTTACGGTGTTCGAAGACACCACGCGGTCGAAGGTCTCCTGATTGGAGCCCATCAACTGACCGAAGACATGCGTTCCGAAAAACTGTTGCACCACACGCGACGTGTTGATCGAGGTCCACAAATCCTGCGTGTCGGTCCACAGATCAACCGGCGGATCGAGCGTGACATCGGTCGCAGGCGGTCCGAACACCGCATAGGGGTTGATCTTGGTTTCGCCCGTGATCTGCTTTTGCTCGAAGACGTTCTCGGCCGTGTAGTTGAGCGAGGTTGCCGGGAGCGCCAGCGTGTAGACGGTCGGGACAATCGGAAGCCAGAGCATGCCGCTGAAGATCGCGCCAGTCTGCGCGATGCCCTGATCTCGCATGTCGTCGTCGAGCAGCGGGTCAACGAATACGCCGCGCTTGGAAGAGACTTCCTTGCGGTCAACGTCCCGCTGAAGGCGCTCTTCGGCAACGAGTGCGAACAGGTCCGTGACCATGCTTTCGAGCGAGCGCAGATCAGCCATCGGCATGCGAACGGTCGCAACCTGACGAACGGTCGGAAGGATGCCCCAATTGTTGTAGACATCCGCCAGCTTGTGCAGCGTGGACGGCACAACAACGGTCTGCGGGGCGTACAGCGAAGAGATGCCCTTCAGGTAGGAGATGGAGCCGGTCTGATCGACCACGATGGCGTCATAGCGCGGCAGCTTCACGATGTACTTCACGAAGACGTTCGTGTCGTCGGCAGCACCCGTGATCTGGAACGTGTCACGCTGGATGTTCGTCGGAACCGCATTCGTCAGATAGCGGTACGTTACCTGATAGGTCGAGCCCGGTGCCATCTCGTTGCCAGTCGGCGACCAATCGACGGTCGCGCCGGACAGCTTGTAGTCGGCAGTCGGGGTGTAAACCGTCGCGCCCTGCTTGACTTCGCGGATCGACAGCACGGACGGATCGGGCAGGGCGTCGGACACGCCCGTATAAGTGCCGTGCGTCAAGGTCACGGTCTTCTCAGCGATGATCGTGACTTCAGTGATCGAGGAAATCGGTCCGAAGTTGGTCTTGATCGTCTGCAAGCCGGAGTTGACGGCGTGCGGCTCGTCATCGATCAGCATGAGTTCCGGTTCTTCGTCGATGCGAAGGCGGGCGGATGCAGGCCGGGTGCGCTTGTAGCCGTAGACGTTGATCGTACCTTCGGACACCGTGAAGACTTGCTTGTTGGCTTCGTCCGGTCCAAGGGCCTGCACCTTGAAGCCCTCGACGACATAGCCGCCGTGAGCTTCGCGGTCGTACTTCGCGAGCAGATGACCCCACGCGTCGTCGATGCCGGGCTCGTTCGGCGTGTCGATAGTGCCGTCCTTGATGGTATAGATCGGGAAGAAGTCGCCTTCCTCGCCGTCGCCATCGAAGCCCCAGCGCATGCGCATAGCCATAGCAGACGCGCCGGGCTCACCCTGCGCACGCGTGCCGGGGGCAAGACCCTTGAGCGACGGGTCTTCGTCAGAAGTGACGGTCCACGTCTTCAGTCGCACGCCAATGACGACGGTGCCAACTGCCGAAATAACGAGGTTGCGAGCTTCAACGTCATGGTTGACGCCGCGCGCATAGACCTTCGCAAACGCCAACTGTGCCTCGACAGTGCCGCCGGTGATCGGGCCGAGCACAATCGCGCCGCCGACCGTGAGAGCGCCGTCCCGCCAGAACACATCCGCGATCTGCTTGAGGCGATCTGCGTTGATGTCCTGGATGACGTTGAACTCATTGCTCGTATGGAAGCGGTCATAATGAGCCGCAAGGAACTGATAGCCCTTTGCGCGGTCGAACGTGTTGATGTAGGCCGGAAGAGAATTGCGAGCGTCGGTCATTATACCACCAGAACGTAAGAGAAGCCTTCGCGCTTACTCGGAGTGCGTGCGACACCGCCCATGCGGTCGAGCAAGAGCAAGTATCCCGGTTCTGCGACCTCTTCGGGAGTCAAGTACAGTTGCCCTTCAGGCACCCCTTCGGCTCGCACGGTGCCGACGAAGATGCCGACTTCACGGATCGTTTCATCGGCGGCTTCGAGGAAGTCGAAGAGAACGGAGACGTAGAGGTAGCGCGTCGGGTTCACCGAGACGGACCAACGCTGACCGCCCGGCGTATAGAGGTTGCCGTTTTCATCGGGCTTCACGAACTCGACAGACGATGCCACGCGGCGTCCGACTTCATTCACAAGCGCCGTTGCGTCCGCAGTGATTTGCGGCGTCCCAAAGACGGCCTGCGCTTGAATGGTCGCGCCCGGCGCAATAGCGCCGCCATTGACGCGAGTAACGACGCCACTGTTCGAATCGAACGTGTAGTCGGCGGGCGTCGCGAAGGTCTGCGCGCTACCGGCGCTCTTCACGACAAGCGATTGCACCGGCGCGTGGTCAAGCGTAAGGCGTTCGGGCGAACCGGAGAACGTCTTGTTGGACACGTCCGTAGCGCCCCACCACGAGTCGCCGGTGCCCCAAGCGAAGAACATCGTGCGAGACTTGAGCGCGTCAGCGAGGCCGAAACGACCGCTGTTAACCAGAAGTGCCATCGTGGCCTCCGTAAATGGTGAAGGGTTCAAAGTTGAGATAGGGGACGTTGGGGTGTGGCGCGTTAGGCCACGGCATAAGAACGTCCTTCGCGAAGCCGAGCGTTTCAGCGGAGAAGGACGCCTGAATCGAAACGACGGAAGGCTCGACCACTTCACCGTCGAACTTCGAACGGTCGAAGACGAAGCCTTCTTCAAATCGCGCGACCCCAGAGGTCAGGCCGATGCTGCCGCCGGACACTTCAATGCCGAAGGCCAGTTCTTCACCGTAGAGGCTCCCGAACGAAAGCTTCGGCTCGATGCCGGGCAGATAGACGCCAGACCAATCGTCGAACAGCGCGTCATCCCAACGCGTCATATCAAAGCGCACAGGCCGGATGTCATAGCCGCCATAGATGCGCCCCAGCATGCTCGATGCGCGCTTGGACAGGTTGACGAGGCCAATCAGGTTGCGGAGCGTTTCCATGTCAGGCTCGGCATCGAGACCAACTTGGAACAGCCCCCAGCGCACGTCGCCGCGCGTGCCGGGTTCATACTCGCCGTCGAGACGCAACCAATCGAAGACGATCTCATATGCCTTCAGTCGCCCACGGAAGGTCTGCCATGCCTTGCCTTCCTTGTAGAGCCGCTGGTGGTCCGGCATGAACGTAGCCGCATCCTCAAGGCCCCAATGGCGCAGCAACCACGGCAGGATGTCATCGGGAATGATGTCGAGATAGCGCACGTCGATGATCGACTGCACCAACGCCTTGTAACGCTCGCGCGAGTCCACCGTCTGCACGGCGGCACGGCCGAGCGGCGTTTGGTTGCGGGGAACGATGTCAACAAGGTTCGTCATTAATAGGCGCGGCCCATCGGGTTGAGCTCGATGGTGCCGAGCGCGATAGCCTCATTCGGTGCAGCGGCCACATAGGCATCGGCAGCAGGCGCGACCATCTGCACGCGCTTGATGCCCTTAGTGCGCAGAGCGGCAAGCGCGAAGTCGCCAGCGAAGTCCCAGCCAAGGCGTCGGGACGCGGCGAACTCGCTGATCAAGTTGGCTTCGGAAACAGCGAGCGCGTTGTCGGCGGCTTCCGGCAACGTCCACACGTTGGCTTCCACGTTGACGACGCGGATCACGGCGCGGACCACAGAGATATGATCGTTGTCGGCACGGATGGCCGGATCATTCAAGGTCAGCGCAACCAGGTCGAGCAGATCGTCGGTCGCGACGCCGCCGTTGTCGCTCGACAGGATCGAGACCATGACGCCGCCCTTGGCATCGCCTGCAATGCCCACATCCGCGATACGGAGCGGAGCAGCACGGAAGGCGTGGCGCTTGTACCAGTTCTCGGTGAAGCCGCCCTGACCCTTCTTCTGCTCGCGCAGACGGCGTCGGAAATCGTCCATCGACTCGCCTTCGGCCGGGACCAAATCCCAATCCGAACCCTGCGCGATCAGGTCTGCGCCCTGACCGAAGTCGAGCAGAGTCGCGCGGAAGGTGTCATTCAGCGATTGGGCGTAGAGAAGATCGCCATAGGCGGCATGGCGGCAGAAGTTATTGAGCGGATCGGACCGCAGCATGTACGTGTCCCAATCGATCCCAGCCGTATCGAGAAGGCCGCGCAGTTGTGCGAGGCGCGCATCGAACAGCGTCGTGAACTCGGACTCGCGTTCGATGACGGGCAACGGGAGATTGGGGAGCGGCGCATCCATTAGACATAGCTCCCGATAACGACGTTGTTCGAGACAACGATGCGGTTCTGCGCGTCACGGGCTTCTGAGTAGTCGCCAAGGTGGCCGCGCGGGTAGTAGATGCCCTCGATATCGAAGGTGGCGTTGCCGTTCGTCGTCATGTCGGAGAGCGTCATCTGCACGATGCGGAAGCGCGGCTCTTCGGCCATGAGGCTTTCAGGGCTCAATCGGTTGATGGCATCCGGCACAGCCGCGTAAAACTCGATCACCGTGACTTGCGACACGGCTCGGTCAACGAGGCGCGGCATCTTCGAGCCGAAGTCTCGGGCCATGACGAGCGACTTCAGCGTGGTGCTGAGAATGGTCGCGATTGATTGCCAGACATCGTCGATGCCCTCGATCAAAGCGCCAGTGTTGCGGTCGATGGTTGCCATAGAACGCAGCGTGCCTTGACACGCCGCTCGCCGACAGACCGATCGGACCGCCTGAGAAGCCTACTTCTTCGAGAAGGTGTTCTTCGTCGGCACGTCGCCAACAAGCGCAACCTTGTCGCCGGGTGCTTCGCCTGCGTTATCGAGGCCGGTGTACGTCTTGCCGATCAGCTTGACGTTATCCGAACCGCTATGGTGCGACTCCTTGGCCTTCGACTCGAACTTCTCACTCGCTTCGACGACGACGTTCTTCGCCTTCAGCGTGATCGTTCCGTCCTTCATGACGATGGAGCAGCCGGACCCTTCGAGCGTGATCGAGCCCTTGTCGGCGAGACCCTTGACCAGCCAATCCCCGGTCTCGCGGTCATAGGAGATTTCGCCAAGGATTTCGTTTTCCTTGCCGCTCTGCTCGCCCTGATTGCCTTGGCCTTCACCGCCGCCCTGATCGTCCTTGCTCTTAGGCTTCTGAAAAATCTTCTTCCAGACGCCGGGCTTGTCCGTGGTCGCCTTCTCGTCATCCTCTTCGGTGTACGTCCCGGCCGGGTGGACAGCGGCCGTCGCGAGTTCGCCGCCTTCGGCAAACAGGATGACCTTCTCACCAACTTCGAGGAAGTGAGTTTCGCGATCACCCTTGGCGCGGCCACCGCCAGCCGGTAGCCAATCCGTGATGATATGATTGTCTTCGTCCTTTTCGTCACCGATCAGGATGCGATAAGACGGCGGCGTGCGCTTGTAATCGACCTCATGTACCTTGCCGAACTTGACAACGTCGGCCGCGCGACGGTCGATGTCGGACGCTTCCGGGTCAGACACGCCGCCGGTGTAGGCCGTGTTGCGCAGGAACTTAACCAAGGTCGCCTCCTGCAAGGAACGCGTCGATAGGCTGCGCGATATTGTCAATGCCGGGGCGAGCGCGCCATTCGGTGCGATAGTTGATCTGCCAGACGAGACCGATGCAGCCGATTGGCTGCTTGACGTTCTCATGAACCATGTCGATGTCGCTTTCGATCAGGCGAATGCGCGCGTTCTCGACGCCGGGCACAACGAAGTCGTTGATCGCGGCCTCGATCTCGATTGCGATGTCGTCGAGCTTGTCGTCGATGTCGTCGTTCGCGAGCAGCATGGCTTCGGTGACGAGGATAAGTTCGCGCTCGATATAGGTGGCGTCGCCCTGGGGGCCGAAGTCCTTATCGGCGTGCTGCTTCTCCATGCGCGCATAGATCAGGATGCAGGGGCCATCTTCCTTCAGTTCGTCATGCGTCACAGACGCCATGCGGCTCGGGAAGATGCGGTTCTCGGCTCGCGTGCGAAACGTCCCATCCGCGCGTGGCTTGATCAAGCGATCCTTGAATGCTTGACGGATGATCTTGCGCGGATGGTCAACCATTAGTCCACTTCCAAAAGCAGTAGCAGAGTAAAGCCCGTGCCGTCCGGCTTCTTGCCCTCAACCCGATAGGTGACTTCGCTGATCACCAGCACGTCGCGCTGGCGTCCACCCTTATTCAGATCGGACGTGCGACAGAGGAAGGTCGGCCCCTCCGACTCCATGTGTGCGCCGTTCTGCATCTGATATTCGGTGCCGTTCCAGCGGTTCGGATTCCAGTTGCTACCTTCGGCGTCGAACTGTCCGTTGATGGGCGTCGGGAGCGCGCCGGGCTCGCGGGACGTATAAGACGCAACAACCCCGAACTCGTCGGGGTTGATAAAGGCCAGCCGGTCTTCGTCGGTCTCGACCGGCATTAGAGGCCGAGACCAGCTTCGCGGAGCGCAAGCGCGGCATCAATATCGTCATCCGAGATATTGGCACCGACGATCTCTTCGACCGGCTTCTGCTTCGGCTTGCCCTTGCGTGCGCCGGACTTGAAGAAGTCCTTTGCTTCGTCGAGCAGATCGATAGCAGCAGCGATATCCGAGATCAGCTTGCTCGCACCGCCCGCCTGTTCGGTGGCGGGAGGGACCACGACAGGCGGGGGTGCGTCACCGGCGTTGCCGCCGATGGATTCCAGAATGGGATCAGCAATGGGGGCGACAACGGCCACGGCATCGTCTGACAGCTTGACAAGGCGCGAGTAGCCGATGGCCTTCGCTTCGTCTTCCGTCAATACGAGGGGCGTGCCGGGCGGCTGATACCGCCCGTTACGCTTCACCGTGACCGTTGCACGATAGGTCGGCATTACTTGACCTTCGCGCCCAGCGTGCCGTTCACACGGTACGGCACAATCAGCGGAGCCGACTGACCGAGGATGTAACGGACGCTCGGGTCTTCCACTTCCCACGACTTCACGAAGAAGCTGCGGGGCTGGATGCCAGCCTTGAGATCGCGGATGGCGCCGAAGTGACGAACGCCCTCGATCTCGCGCGAAGCCATAACGATCTCACCGGCCGGAAGCACGTCCACGGTCTGGTTGGTCAGCGGATCGGTGTACTTGTCCGAGTGGACGTAGAACCGATACTCGCCGAACACCGCAACGAGGCGGATGCCGGGGGTGATCAGGATCGGACCGAGTTCGGCGCGAGCAGCCGACAGGGTTTCCTTCGTGGTGTCGATCTGAAGACGCATCGCCATGCCGACAGTCGAGGTCTCGTCGGACATCTTCGCGCGCATGGTCTTCCACACGTCCGAAGCCATGATCACGTCACGACAGGTCAGGCTCGACTCGTCGAAGATCAACTGGCCCCAATCCTCGATATCATCGAGCGGGTTGACATTCTCGTCGGTCCACTTGTCCGTGCCGGTGAGCACGATGGACAGACCGGCCGACCGGCCGAAGTCAACGTCCACGCGCGGATACTCGTCGCCTTCCAGCACCAGCCGGCCGGTGCGGAGCACTTCCGCCGACATGACTTCGAGGCGGCGGGTCCACATGACCAACTGCTCATTGAGCGCATAGGCGACCGAAGCGGAGAGACGCTGTTCCGGGGTCAGGCTTCCGCCGATCTTCTCACCGGCGCGGCGCTTGAACTGCTTGTTCGGATCGAAGACGCGCTTGTCCTTGATGTAGGCCGGAGCGAGCGACTGAGTCTTGAAACCCTGCTCGCGGATCACCTTGCCAGCCACGATGGGACTGACGAGAGGCGAGATCAGACGACGGCCCTTGACGGTGTCGAACATGATCGTCTCGGTGTCCGAGGTCTCGGTCTCGGTGAAGAACGTGTTGAGGAAGAACGCCGGGTTGAGCGGCAGTTCTTCGATAACTCGGTTGAGGGCGCTAGTGCCAAACAGGTCCATGATAGGCTTTCCGTGCTTTCAGGTTTGAGGGGGTTAGCCCATCGGCTTTTCGAGCCAGATCGACTTGTCGCGGAACGTCGCGTCAATCGATCCGAGGGTATGACCGGCACCGAGGATCAGGGCGTCCTGATCGAACTCGCCAGCGATGAAGATCAACGCCTGCTTGTCGCCGTCCGTGGCATCCACGGACTCAGCGAGAATGGCATCGACCACCTGCGAACCATCGGTCGCTGCGGCGAGCGACTTGATGTACTTCTTGTCGGCGCTGATCTGGCCGAGCACAGTTGCTTCATCGAGCACCTGACCCGCCTTGATGATCACCTTGCGAGTGCGCCAGTGACCGAGAGCCCACAGCTTCGGCCGAAACTCGCCTTCATTCTTGAAACTTGCCGTCACTTGGACTGCTCCTTAGTTGCCGGTCGCGAGCTTGAACGCGCCGAGGATGGAATTAACTGCCGCGTCTTCCGCCGAAACCGCCGACTGATCCTTGCTGGGAGCCGGACCAACTTCAGCGTTCGCTTCGGTGTCCGTCTCGATAGCTTCGGCGCGCTCGGTACGCTTCGTCTTTTCCGCTGCGACAATCATCGCCGAGAACGCGTGCGCCGAAGAGCCCTTTTCGATAGCCTCAGAAGCGGCCTTCTCGTAGCCGGGCAGGGTGAGTGCCATGATATCGGTGACGCGCTTGCGCTCTTCAGTGCGAGCGGCAGCAACGGCGGTCGCATCGACGGTCTCCGTCGAAGCTTCGGTCACAACCACCGGAGCGGTTGCAGCGGCAGCAGCAGCGGCTTCCGCTGCAAGTTCGGCTTCAGTCTTCATAGTTTCAGTCTCCGTTTGGCCTTCTGCGGCCGTGCTGGTGGGGTTGAATCCGTAGGTGCTCTTCAGGTCTTCACCGTTCGACAACTTCGCGAGCACCTGTTCAAAGGTTGCGATGCCATCGGCCATGCCGACGTTGACTGCGGCCTGACCGATCAGGGTGTCGCCCTGTCCGAAGTGTTCGAGAACGTGATCGACGGACTTGCCGCGATACTTCGCGACGGTCTCGACGAAGACGGAGGCCATCGCATCAACGCGCGCTTGCACGCGATCACGGCCCTCCTGCGTTTCGAGGTTGACGCGCTTGAACGGCGATTGCGACGACACGAACTCATAGGTCTTGACGCCACGGGCCGCGTCCTGCGCAGACGTGTCACGATAGCCAGCCACGACGCCGAGCGAGCCCATGTTGGAGGTCGGTCCGATGTAGACCTCGTCGCTCGCAACGCCCAGCCACAGGGCTGCGGAGGCGATCTGATCGCCTGCGTAGGAGACGATGCGCTTGCGCCCGCGAATGTCGTGAATCGCACTGGCGAGTTCGGCAACGCCCGCAGCCTCGCCGCCGGGCGAGTGGATGTTGAGCAGGATCGCGCGCACGGACGCGTTGTCCATCGCGGCCTGAAGGTCGCGGCGAACCTGTTCGTATGCAGTCGCGCCGCAGAACGTGGTCATGAGGTTCGCACGCTTGAACAGCGGACCGGCCACGTCGATGATCGCAACGCCGCCACGGAAGGTCGCCCGCTCGGACCGTTCGAGATCGTTGGCGCGATACGCCTCAAGCATCGCGGGCTTGATCTCATGCTCGCGCGCAGCGACTTCCATCAAGGCGCGCAGGGCGGGTTCGTCCATCGCCCAAACGGCGGCCATCGCCGCATCGAAGACGAGCGGATTGCGGTGAATGGTCATGCTGCTTCCTTCTTCGGCTTCGGCACCGGACGGCCGTCTTCGGCGTCGGGATCGGTCTCGGCGTCGTCTTGCGGCAAGGGCACCGGCGCTGCGCCGCTACCTGCGAGGATTTCGGGCTCAAGAGCACCGGCTGCACGCGCCTTGTGTTCGATGATCCGCTGCTTCGTGGTCTGCTCGAAGTCGTCGCCACCGCGCTCGATGATTACCGCCTCAATCGTTCGGGCACCGAGGTTGACGGCTTCGGTCTCGGCCTTCCATTCCTTCAGCGGATCGAGCGAGATGCGCGCCGGACCAATCCACTGCGAGCCGGACCATGCGGCACGGCGAACCGGGTCTTCATGGAAGCCGGGCGCAACGATCAGGCCGGTGTTGATGGCGTCGGACAGGAACCACTCGTAAACCGGCTGGCAGAAGTTACGGCACAGCCAGGTACGACGATCCTTGAAGAACTGCGCGGCCATTTCGAGCGCCGCGCGCGATGCACTGTAGCTCGCCGTGAAGTGCATCATGAGCAGTTCAAACGGGATCGCCAAAGCGACGCCGATCTGCCGCACAACGGCTTGGAAGAACGGATCGAAGTTGGACGTGTTGGCGGGCTGCGCGGTCTGAATCTCTTCGTCCGTGCCAATGTCAACGATGGTGCCGGAGCCCATCGTGACATCGTTCGCTCCCATGCCGGGGTACGCCCCCATCGGCGCTGCGCTGGCAATGCCGTCGTCGCCCGCCGTCTTCAGGAAGACGGTGAAGAACGACGCCACGACAGCCTTCATCAACTCGGCTTCGGTGTAGCGGTCGAGTTGCTTCAGCAGTTCGATGACCGGGGCGAGTTGCGGCACGCCACGGTTCTGACCGGGACGTTGACGGTCGAAGATATGGAGCACCATCTGCTCGCCGCTCTTCGCGCCGAACGCCGGGACTTCCTTGAAGCCGTACAACTGCGCGCCCAGCGAGTCGCCGGGGTGCTCGTTGAGAATGTAATAGGACACGGGAGCGCCGTCTTCGTCGATACGGACGCCATCGCGAACAAGGTAGTTGCCCTGTTCTTGGTTCGGCGTAGCGACGCGGTCGGCCTCGACGATGTCGATGGCGAGCGGCACAATGTTACGCTTGTGCTTGGGCGAGCGGCGCAGCGTGAACACGTCGCCGGACTCGAACGCCGAGTTGAAGACGAGGCCCTGAAGTTCGTAGAAGTTCTGCGTGGCCGTGATGTCGGCGCACTTGCTTTCGGCCCACAAGGCGAACAGCGTCTCGGTGTTGCGCTCCCACGCTTCGGCCGCATCGTCGCTCAAGCCGAGCAGCTTGGCATTCAACTTGGCGCGCATGCGCAGGCCGGAGCCGACGACGTTGATCTTCGAGGTCTGACGAGCGCCAGCCGCGATGGGATTGTTGCGAACAAGATCGCGCGAGCGAGCGCGCAAGGTCGTTAGATCGCCGAGACTGTCCGAGTCGGCCGATCCGGCGTTGGTGCGCCACGACTTCAGCGCCGCACGGCCGGAACGCGCACCGGCGTACTGGCCCACAGAATTGAAGGCGAGGCGAGCATGGTAACGCTTCTGCGCGAACGTCGGTGCGACGCTCGCAAGCATGCGATCCATAAAGTTCGGGGCGATGGGCTTGATCACAGCGGAATCACCCGCTGAATGCGGACGCCACCGCGCTGTTGCCGTTCAAGCTGTTGCTTCAGCTTCGTGGCGCGAGCGTCGAGGGTCTTCAGGTCCGCGCGCCAGAGTTCACGATCCTTGATCGTGTACCGCTGACCATTGGACTCGACTACGCCAATGGCCTTCAGGGTCTCTTCAAGCTGTTCTTCGATGCTCTTTGCCATGTCCCGAAGCTACGGGACATGAGCGCATCGAAAGAGACTGATCGGATAGCCTGAGAGGGCTACTTACGGTCGAAGATCACCACGTCATCGGGGGGAACAGCGCCGCCGAGATACGTGCGGATCAGCATGACGACGGTGCCGGACGCGGCGGTCTTGCCGCGCTCCATGTTATAGACGTGATCGTCGCCGTGATCCTCCGACAAGCCAAGGGCTCGCGCCATTTCCTTAGCCGTCAGCGGTCCACCGCCCGGCTTCCACATAGCGCCCAACTTCGCGCGGGCTTCCTTGATCTCGTCATTCGTCATCTTGTGAGCCATAGCGCGGTTCCGTCTATCTTTCAACGCCACGGGAGCGGATGCGGCGACGGCCCGTCGCGGGGGCGGCGGACGGCTCTTCCTGTGACGAGGGATTGCTGCTCACGTTGACCGGCGCGCGGTTCATAAGGTTTGCAGCAGCGGCACGGAGGGCCATGATCCGGCGTTCCATGTTGATCCCCAGCGAGAGGCGCGCGGCGATGTTATAGACGCGCAGATCGAGCGGTTCGTTACGGGCTTGAACCTTGTGCCACTCCTTGACAGTGAAGCCCTTCTTATCGACCTTCAGGATGGCCTTTTCAGCCGTGAGGCCGTCGAAGAACTTCTTGTCGTAGTGCTCCTGCAACGGATAATGGCAGTAGCCGGGGCCGGGTTCCTTCAGTTCGAGGCGCTTGTAGTGCATATCCTTGCCCTGATCGACGCCGAGAATGAAGATCGTGACGTTCTTGCCCTTGTGCTGCGTGCCCTTGGCAGGCCAGATCGGTCGGTTCGCGCCGGAGCGTCCGAAAATGCCATACACTCTTCGGACAAGGCGCGTGCGCACGAAATTGTAGACATGCTGCGTGAAGTGACCGCCCGCGTCGATACAGGACGCCTCCACGCGCATAACGATGCCGGACGGATGATTGAACGTCCGCAGCAACGCTTCATCGACCACTTCCCAAAAGCCCGGCGTATTCGGCACGCCATAATGGACCTTGTAGTCGAGCGACCACGACTCGTCGTCGAGCCCCCAGCCAACCCATTCGATTTCGGCGCGGTCATCCTGAATGTCAACGGCCGCAGTGATCGCGCCGACGCCAGCCGGAAGCACGACAGCGGCGTCATACTCTTCACGACGCTCATAGATCGAGTCAGGGTTGGCGCGCTCGCCACGCTCTTCCCACGTCTCTGCAAGGCGCGTGTTGACCCACGTCTTCAATCGCTCGGGATGCTTTCGCACATTAACGAAGTCGCGCGCCATCTCGCCGAGCGCGCGCCAGGGCGAAGCGATACGGTTGAGATGGAAGCCTGCATGGCCCTTAACTTCGGGCTTCGTCGCGATCCATCGGCCGCGCGAGATTGCCTTCAGGCGCTCGGCTTCGGACCAACCGTGATCGCACGCTTCGCCGGTGTCGGGATCGGTGTATTCGCAATGATACTTGGCGGCCATCGGATTGTCGGCCGGCCACCGTACTTGCTTCCACTTCAAATGTTGCCAATGACCGCACTTCGAGCACGCGACGAAGTAGCGGCGCTGATCGCTTTCCTCGAACGACGACTCAATTCGCGACGCGCCCTTGATGGTCGGCGTCGATACGAGAGCGATCTTGCGATTCCAGAACGTCGTGGTTCGCTCGATAGCGAGCGAGACCGGGTCGCCTTCCTTGCCTGCGCTCGCCTCATAGCGATCCACTTCGTCGCAGAGCAGAATACGGATAGGACGCGACGCGAGCGATGCAGGCGAGTTCGCGCCCGCCATCGTGATATGACCGCCGGGATACTTCTTGTGAAGGATCGTGTCTTCGGAGTCGCGCGCGTTGTGCCCGATCTTCTCGGCGAGTTCCTTCGTGTCGCGGATCATCGGCGCGAGACGATCCTTCGAGTATGCTTCGGCCATCTGCAACGTCGGTTGCAGGATGAGCATCGGGCCGGGGTCGAGATGCGCGTGGAAGCCGACGACGTTATTGATGACTTCGGTCTTCACGGTCTGCGCAGCGACCATGCACGTTACGATCTCGATCTCGGGATCGGCGAACGCGTCCATGATGCCGCGCGACGGCTCAACGCGCGCAGTAGACCACTTGCCGGGTTCGCTGGACGCTTCAGGAGACAGATAGCGGTATTCGTCCGCCCACTCCGAAACAGTCAGCTTCGGAGGCGGGCTAAACGATTGAGAGATGATCTCGCGAACCTGCGCGCGAAGCCGCGCCTCATAGCGCGGATCGGCAGTGTATTCGCCGACGACCGCGACGCTATGCATCGGGCCTCCGCTTATAGGCGAAGCAACGCATGCGCGCGTCAGTCTGCGATGCGTAGTGGATGGACTCCACCTGATTGCAGACGCCGTTCCAATCGCCTTCCTGCTTCCAGCCGGTGCATGCTTCGCAGCTATTAGGGGGCCACTTCATCCATGACGGCTTGAATGGCGTACTATCATTCGACATCGTCTTCAGTTTCTTCTTCGGTAGGTTCAATGAGGGTCAGTTCTTCAGCGCCCTCAATGGGCTCGTCCGCGAGCGCCTTGATCTCGTTGAGTGCTTCGAGGATCAGGGTCTCGATAGTGTTGACGATCCTCTTCGTGGCTTCAGGCTCGCCGACTTCGAGATGCACGGTCGGGCGGACCTTGGACGGAATGCCGAGCAGTCGAGCGCGAGCGTTGGCGATCTCATTCGAGATGACCTTCAGGATTTGCGCGACAGGCCGCAGCAACTCCATGTTCTTCGCGAGGTCGAGTTCGGCGGTCTTCGCGCGAGCAACTTCGTAGCGCAGCTTGGCTTGGTCGATAGTGATAACCTCGCCATCTTCCTTGATGGTTGCGGCGACCTTCGCCTTCACTTCGCCGCGCTCGCGCGCGAGCAGCCAACGCAGGACGTGCTCGGTGTCGAACTCGAATGACACGCCGCGCGTGCCATGCTTCGCAACCGGGCAACCGGCTTCAACCCATGCGGAGACGGTCGGCAGCGAGTAGCCGAACGTCTCCGCGAGTTCTTGCCGGTTTACGATCTTGCCCATTAGGCGGCTTCCAACATGGTCACGGAGAAGCCGCTACCGTCGAGGGCGAGAGGGATCAGCCAACGCAGGTTCGGCACGCACTGACTGAAGACGTATTCCGACATAGCGGCGGCACAGACGATCTCTTCGCCGACATCGTTGCAGTCGTCGAAGCGGGGGAGGTCGGCGACAGTCGCCTTGAAGAAGTGGACGATGGAGTTTTGGCCCTTGATCGAAACGAAATGCTGCCAGTCAGCATGATCGTTGCCGGTCTCTTCCTTCCACTCGCGGCGCATAGCGAACAGCGGCGTCTCTTCGTTCGGCTCGATCTTCCCGCCGATGCCGTTGAGCTTGCCAGCCTGCCAGCGCGGCTTCAGCTTGCGAACCAAGGCGACGTTACCGAACTCGTCGAACATGAACCCAGCGACATAAGCCTGCATCACGCCACCGCCATGCGGGAGTGACGGTCCACCATGAACTCGACAAGGCTATCGATCTGGCGGTTCGTGTCGGCAATCTGACCTTCGCGATTGATGATCTGCCAAGTAGCGACAAGCTTTGCCTGCTCCCGCTCGGTGCGATGCTCCAGATTGGGATTGGAGCCAGGTCGAAGGATCTCCGCGATAATGCCGCCCATGTTCACGACGGCGTCGCCTTCGTTCGGATGACGGCAATCCTCGAACACGACGCGGTTCGGCTGCTCCACCCAAAGCTTGTCGGTCTCGGTGCCGATCCAGAAGTTGGGGGACATCCAGTCGCGGCCCCAATGACCGCCGAGCCCTTCCATTGCGTGCCGGGGGGACTTGCCGCCCAGCCACACGGTCGGACTCTCCTTCAGGTCGCCGTCGATCATGCGCTCGATGGTGTCGGCGTCGCAGCCACGATAGCGCAGGTAGGCGCGCAGCATGTCCTTCAGGGCTCCCGCCCAGCGGCCACGAACAAACCCGTGACGCTCGATCAGGCGTTCCGCAAACACGGTCGTCTTGCCGGAACCGATGAGGCCCTTGATGCCGATAACGATCATTCCAAATGCTCCGTTGAGAGCATCCGGTGTAAAGCCGTATAGTTTTCTTTCGAGTCTGTTTCAGTATCCCTACCAAAACCGGCGTTAGGCCGGAAAACATAGGGTTTTCGTGGGATCGCTAGGGGCTACCGAAATAGCCTTTTGGAACAACAAGTCACTTCAAATTTTCCATATCTAGACAGGGGTCGGGGTCGCGCGTCACCCGCAGGGGCAGGGGCGTCGAAAGTACCTTTTTTCTATAGAATGGCCGATTTGTAGAAAGTAATGCTTTGTCAAGCGGGATCGGAGAGAATTTCTCTCTTTTCTTGAACGATTAGGCTCGTTTCGGCCTAATCCTGCGGTTGTGAAACGCTCCTGTTTTCGGCGCTTTTAGTGCGCTCGGCGACAGTCAACCGGCTGAAACTATTGGGCTTTTTCCCGTTTGCGTTTCGATCTCTCTGATTTTCACAGTCTTTATAGCGTTCGCAAAACACTTTTGTGGTTCGCGCGCCAACGCATTGATATCGCAAGGTTTTAGCGCCTTGCGGTGCATCCGGGCCGTCATTTGCTGCGCATTCCGGTCTGAAGCCGGTTTCTATCCGTCGAATCGATTGACAGATTTCAAAATCAACGGTTATTGACGGATACACGCCGGATGCACCGGCACGCACAACGGAGCGAACCAATGCACGCCAACCTGATCAACGAATACCGCCGTATCCGCCACACTTGGCATGGGCGCGCAAGCATGGCGCTTGCAGTGGCGCGCAAAGCCATTGCGACTGGCGCAACCTCTCCCGTTGGCTACCCGTCATTCCTTCCCGGCAATGGCATTGGTGCGCCTTTCCAGTGCGCCAGCGAGCCTTGCCGTTGGGTTGAAAAGCCAGCCGATTACGGCTTGCGCTTCGTTGGTTTCGCCGATGACGTTGCCGCGCGTTCGATCCGTCATACCGGATGGTTTGTAGGCGACGAATGCGGAGAGAAAGCGCGCGGCGTTGTCTTCCAGTTGCCAGCCCGTAACGGCTCGCCCGTGTTCGTCGCTGGCATTGCGGACCCGTACAACGATGGCCCGGCAATTGTCGCCTTCACACACACGACGGACGACGCGACCACGGCCGCGATTTGGGCTGATCAGATTGCCGAGTCATACGCGGACGAAGAGCGCGATAATCAGCGCGTTACCAGCGCACGCATTCGCTTTGATGAACTAGCGGACAACGTCGCGCAGGTGCGCAAGTGTTCTCTGTCGCTCATTCGCGAGATTAAGCAGTCGGGAACTTTGCGGCCAGCCGTGTGTGCGGCACTCCGCAAAGCCGTTGTTGAGCAAATCGAGTTTATCCGCGCCATGCGCACCGAACGCGCCGACATCGCGCACGCCTTCTCAAGCCATGCCGCTTGGAACGCCTAATCCCTTTTCCTTCCCGCTTACCTCTTCAGATACTAATCAAGGACTCACACAATGCGTATTTATGCCGCTTGTCTCGCTTCGTATAACAATGGCGTTTTGCATGGCGCTTGGATTGACGCCAGCGACGACGTTGACGCGATGCAGGCTGAAGTTTCCGCCATGCTGCGCGCGTCGCGCTTCCCCAACGTCACCGTAAAGCATCCCGACACTGGCGAGTCCGTGCCGTCCGCTGAAGAATGGGCAATCCATGATCATGAGGGATTCGGCGAACTATCCGAATATGCCGGACTCGCAAAGGTCGCCGAGATTGTCGCGCTCAATGACGTTGCGGACGATCATGATATTCCGCTTGCCGTGCTTCAGGAAGCAATGAGCGACGCGGGGGCGGATGCAGACCGCGCGGACGAATTTATCAGCGACCGTTACAGGGGGCACGCTGATACATGGGCCGATTTCGCTGAAGAGTTCATAACCGAAACGAACGATATGAGCGCCATCCCCGAATGGCTGCAAAACCATATCGACTGGCAAAGCGCGGGCCGTGAGCTTGAGATTTGCGGCGACTTCAACGGCATTCGCCACGACGGGCAACTCTACATTTTTTGGAATCACTGACATGACGAAAACCTATTCCCCGCGTCGCGCTACAGCGCGTTGGTTAGATGGTGACTGCCCGCAAGGCGTGCTTTGCATCTTGGACGCTGGCCCATCCGTCAATGACCGATGGACGGTTGTTTATGCTGATCCAGTGCGCGCCGGTACGTTCGCGCAAACCGTGCTCGGATATCGCGGAATGTGTGACACGCCTTTCGCCCCGCATGGTGTCGGGATGTATGGCGAACTAGACGCCTATCAAGTCGCCGCGCTTAGGCGTCGCCAGCGGTCCGCCAAATGGTCCGCCCTTCCTGAAGATTGCAAGCGCGCTGTGCGCAATGATTTGGAGTCCTGATCAATGCCCGAATTTCATATCACTGTTGACGGCCCCGTTGGTGACGTTGGTTACTTCAACCTAGACGCCTTTACCCGTGGCTACATTGAAGCGTTGTTCTTCACTGAGACAAACGATCTATACGACTCCGAAGACTGGAACACGCCTGAAGCGCAAGACGATATCGCAGAGGGCCGTTGTTCCGGTAGCATCCCAAGTGATTGCGGTTTCAGCGACTTGGACTCGGACACGCTCGCAACAATCATTTTCGAATGCGCAGGCTTTCAGCGCGTGCATGCGGAGTTGCTGGCCGCTGCATATGAGGTTGAAGGCTATGACGACGAAGCGGCAGGGCGTGATTTTTGGTACACGCGCAACGGCCACGGTTGCGGGTTTTGGGACCGTGGACTCGGCGACGTTGGCGACAAACTAAGCGAGCGTTGCGGATGGTCTAGCCGTGGGTCCGCGCATCCATATGGGAATGTTGACGCGTATTTCGGCGATGACGGCAAGGTGCATCTGTCATGACGCGCCAGACTGTCACCGGCTACGCGCCAAGCCATTGGGCTTCATATCTCGTTAATGGGGATGCTTCGGACCTGACCACGACGGACCGCTTTAACGCTGATCGCTTTGCCCGTTGGCTAGGAGGTTCAATCGTTAGCTGCGAAGACGCGGGATTTATGAAGCACCACGACGCGAGTCAGTTTCGCGTCGGCGCGTCGGACTGTCAGGAATACGTCGCGATAGTGGAGTCCGGCTCATGATCGCTATCTATTGCGGGCAATTGGTCCGCCTTGTGTGCGTCGCGCTTTGCATCGCCATCCTGATTGTGTGCGCTGGCGTCGCGTCCGCACGCGCTTCAACCGACTCCGCGCAATGGTCGCTTTATGACGAAACGGAGTCGGGGGTCCATGCGCCTCCTATGGGAACGTACATCGACGATAGCGGCACCGACTCTGCCGTTGACGCGGATTAACAGGACGAAACGCGCATTCGTGCGCGTATGGCGGTTGTGCCGTCACTGACGAGTCCAATGTCAGAGCAAGCCAAGGGGCGAACATGGAACGATTTGAAAGCAAGTTGAGCAAAACCCGCGCGGGCGAACGCACGCGCATATGGTTGGAAGGTCGCCGCGTGGCTGAAGCCGGTTTCCGCGTTGGTTTGTTGGTGCGTCGCCAGTGGAAACCCGGCGCGCTTGTCCTGACCATTGTTGACGCTGAAGCATGGGAAGCCTTGCCGCGTTCTGACCGTGGCCGCGTGTCCGGCAAGGGCGATAAGCCGATTCTAGATATCACCGGCGCAAAGATCGCCGAGCACTTCAGCGGGGACCGCGTAGCCGTCCGGTACAGTGCAGGCAAGATCACGATAGGCAACCCGGCGGACTGATCCACGACGCATAGAAAGCGCCCCTAAGCGAACGCTAGGGGCGTTTCACTATGCGCCGATAGGAAAGGGAGTCCGCATGGCACTATCTGAGAAGCAACTAGACAACCCGCAATTCATCGCGGTTTCGCACGCCGTAACGGTGGCACTGTTGCAGGTCGCCGAGCGTTTCGATTGTGACGCGCAAGTGGCCGCGATGGATAGCCACGCGGGCCGTGTGGTCGATGAAATGACGGCTCTTATCCTACGGGCCATCAAGGCAAAGGGGCGGACCTAATGGCGCTCCTATGGCCCCCGCTAGAGCCGGATGATTTGCCGGATACGCGTCGCCCTGGCGATCCGTATCACCTTGGACTCATGGTGACGCAACGTCGCGCCGTCATGGTCGCAACGGCTCTATTCCCCGACGAAGTGGCGGACGGAAGCGACTGCCGCGACGAAGTCGGGCGAGTCGGATTGCCTTGCACCTATTGCAGCGAACGGAATCAGGCTTGGCGGACCCGCGTTCGCACGGTCCGTGCCGCGATGATCGATGCAATGGGGCGGACATGACGCATATTCGCCTTCACAAACGCGTGACCGAATGTCGCAGCGTGCGTGCGAACCGCGCGGTTTGTGTAGTTCGATCATGGGGCCGCGAAAGCGATAGGAAGGCCACAGAGAGGCGTTAGGATGGAAGCGACTGCCCTAGCGGCGCAATGCAGAGACGCCACTGGAAACGCACGGCTGCGATTGCACGGGGCCGTTCGCGATGGGTGCGGAATGCTGAAGGTGCCCACACGCAATCGGCGAGAGAATGTTTTTCACGGCAACTTTCATCTCTTGTGCGGACCGCCGGGGGTAAACTGACAAACGGGCAAATCGACGATGAAGCCCTAACGAGGCGATTTAAAAAAAATAATTTTTCAGGGGCGCGCGCGTGCGTGGTGGGCCTCTCGGCCCTCGCCAGCGATGGATAGCTCCCATCTCTTCCGCTGACAATACGAGCGGACGCGTTCGATAGGCCAGCCAGTCATGTAGCGAATGATCGGCGCGATATTGCCTGCGACGACGCCACCATTCATTTCCGCACCAGCGCAGAAGTGCGGCGCGTTGATCCGTAGCAAGCCGGTCTTCGTCTTCGATGGCGTCGAACCATTCATCGAATGCAGTCGTCGGACCTTCGACAACCATTGATCCGGTGTAGACGACGGGCTCTTCATCGTTGAGTTCGTCATGACAGGATCGGGCAAGGGCGGGACCGATGAAGGTTGCGAGCGACGCGACGGCAACGAGCACCATGC